TCGGCGGCATGATCAGCGAGGCGGAGGCTCTGGCCGCCGTGCAGACCGGCGCGTTGCCGGCGCCGATCGCGGCGATTGTCGACGCCATGCCGGACCAGTTCTCGGCGCGCATGTTGCTCTCGGGCGCGACGATATTCGAGCGCCGCCACCCCCTGACCGACGCTCTCGCCGCCGCGCTCGGCTACTCGCCGGCGCAGACGGACGATCTGTTTCGCGCCGCTGCGGCGCTCTGACCTCTCACGACAGGACACGACATGCCGAAATCCATCCGATGGATCGGGTGGGCGCTCGCGCTCGCCCTGATTGCGCTCGGGCTGCTGGCGCGGCCCGCCAGCGCAGAAATCAATCCATGGGCGCTCTCTGTCGCCGAAAGCGCCCCGAGCCCGTCTGTGGCCACGGCGCGCGCGGGGCGCGACCGGACTCATCTGCCCGCCCCAGCCGGAATCCTGCGCGGCATCGCGCCGGAACTCGCATCCAAGGCGCGCGAAATCGTCACCGCCTGCGGCTCGCGCGTCATCTCCGGCGTCCGGCACACGCGCGTCGCCGGCACGCGGCGCATGTCGCTGCATGCGTCGGGCCGTGCTGTCGACATGGCCGGCAACCCGTCCTGCATCTATGCGCGCCTGCGCGGCTGGCCGGGCGGCGTCAGCACGGACTACGGCCGCGTGCGGCACGTCCATTTCAGCCTCGGCGGCGGTGAGGACGGCCTGCGGTTCGCGCATCGCCACATCGTCCGCCGCGTGCGCCTGGCCTGGCACTGAGCATCATCAATCACAGGAGATAGCCGATGCGGATTTCTGCAACATCTGAGCTGCGGCTGAAAGCCGTCCATCCCGATCTCGTCAAGGTGGTGCGTCGCGCCGCCGAAATCACGGGGACCGATTTTATCGTTACATGCGGCAAGCGGTCGGTCGAAGAGCAGCGCAAGCTGTTCTCGGCCGGGGCGACTCGCACAATGAAGAGCCGTCACATTCCCGGCAAATCCGGGTTTGCCTGCGCTGTCGATCTCGCCGCAACAGTCGATGGCAAAGTGCGGTGGGATTGGCCGCTCTATGCGAAGCTGGCTAAAGCCATGAAGCAGGCGGCGAAGGATGCCAAAGTTCCGCTCGAATGGGGCGGGGACTGGACATCGTTCAAGGACGGGCCGCACTTCCAGCTTCCTTGGTCGAAATACCCGTGAGCCCGCGCGCCCCATGGATCGACGCGGCAATCGCCGCTGCGCTGATCCTCCTCATCATCCTCGCTGCCGGAGCGTTCGGCGGCTGAAATCCCGCGCTCGGCCGGATGCCGGGCAAAGTTGAGAGGAACCGTCATGAATCAGGATTTCGTCGTCGCGATGCTCCGCACCGCGTTGCAGATGGCCGGCGCGTCGCTCGCCGCGAGCGGCTACGTCACGGCTGATCAGTGGACCGCGATCACGGGCGGCCTGCTCGCCGCCGTCTCGGTCGGGTGGATGCTGTTCGCCCGCTACAACACCCGCGTCATCAAGAGCTGATCACCCCAGCCTCACAAGGATTCTCGCCATGAAAATCATGACTGCTCTCGCGGCGGCGCTCGCCGTCGCCCTCTCGGGCTGCGTCTCGCTCAGCCCGGCCACATCCGGTTCCGCGCTGCAAATGGCCGTCGCCGTCGGACGCATCGTCTCTCCGTCGTCGGTCTCGAAACTCGACAAGACCATTGCTGACGTCGCCGGCTCGCGGTCGGTCTCTGCGGCCTGCGCGGTGTTTGCGACTGCCGCCGGCTATTACAGCGCCCTGCGCTCTGCCATCCCCGACAAATACGCCCGCGTTGGCGACCCGGCCGTGAGCGCCGGGCACGCCCTGTGCGACGCGCCGCCGGCCGACACAGCGTCGGCGCTTGCCGCGCTCAACCGGCTTTGGGCCGGCGTGCAGGACGCGACCAAAACCCGCTGACGGGGCCATCTGGCGCCATGGCGAGACGGTGCGCCGTCGCGCATGTGGCGCCGGCATCCTCGATCTATTGGAGGTACAACAATGCAGTGGAAGAATCCTGACGGCTCCCTGACATTAGGGGTAGTACTTGAGGGTAGAAACGGGGACTCGCTGCCGAGTATTGAGGCCAGAAGTGTAGGGACAGCGAACATCACCGTTGGTCAATCTGTCATCGGCACGGGAGCAACGTCCATTGTTGGAGCACGAACAGGCGCTGCCGGTATAGGTCGCGAGTCCGTGACGATCTACAACAACGGCTCGGCCACGGTGTTCGTCGGCGGCTCCGGCGTCACCACGAATACAGGGTTGCCACTGCTCCCAGGCGGCTCGGTCACTATCGCCACTACGGCTGCGGTCTACGGCATCGTCGCCAGCGGAACGGTTTCCTGCGCCTATCTGGAGAACTACTGAGATGGTCAGTCAGCTAAATAACGGGCCGTCTGGTCGGACGAACATCATTGTGTTCACTACTAGTGGCACCTACACGCCGACGCCGGGGATGGTGCAGGTTGACGTGTATCTCATCTCCGGTGGCGGTGGTGGTGGTGGTGGTGCGCGACAGGCTGCGAACGCAGCAGTTTCTGGCGGCGGCGGAGGCGCAGCTGGCTGTTGCGATGCGAAGATGTTCTCATCGACGATAGTCGGCTCATCTCAGGTCATTATGATCGGAAGTGGTGGCCTTGCTGGGGCAGGGGCGACCTCGGATAACGCTGTAGGCAATACAGGAGGGACGGGAGGGAATACGACATTTGGCTCCCTGGCTATTGCAATGGGCGGGCTTGGAGGCTCTGCGGGTCAGCTCGCTGCCGCCTCAACCGGCGGCACTAGCCGCCTTACCCCTGCGGGTGGCGGAGCCAATGGTGGCGTGGGCGCGGCTGGCGCGAATACAACGCAGATCTACATGGGGTCCGGTGGCGGTGGCGGCGCTGCGACGGGCGCGTCAAATGTCGGCGGAATAGCTACATATGGCCCGGCCGGCGGCGGTTCCGGCGGTGGCGTCACGTCCGCGAACGTGGCGTCGAATGGCGGCGGTGGTGGGACTATCAATGTTGCCCTTGCCACCGTCACGACTCCTGGCGGCCTCGTTGGCGCCAACGGCGTCGACGGGACATCGGCCTCTATTGCATCAAGGCCGCTAAGCCACATGTACGGTAGTGGCGGCGGCGGTGGTGGTGGGCATCTTACTGTTGCAGGCGCGGGCGGCAATGGCGGCGCTTATGGCGCGGGCGGCGGCGGCGGCGGCTCAGTGCAGAATGGTGGCGTGGCAGGCGCGGGCGGCGCGGGCGGCGCAGGTCTTTGCATCATCGTGGAGTATTTCTAATGCGCTGCCTCCAAGTCAAAGATGGCGTGATTGTGAATGTCATCGTTGCCGACCCCACCTTCGATCCTGGCGACGGTTCGCAGATCGTGGCGTCAGACGTTGGAAATCCTGGCGATCTCTATGTCGCCGGAGTGATAACGAGTGCGCCAATCACCCAAGCACCTCTCGAGAACCCCGATCTCTGGCACGACTTGTGGCTCGCGGCCCCGAAATAACCACAGAGAGAGCCGGCGTTAGTCCGGCCTTGGAGACGCCATGTCCGACGATCATTCGCACGCCGCGCCTGGGCTGATGACCCGAGACGAAGTCAAGACTGCCGTCAGGGAGGTGCTACACGAGGAATTCGAGCTGCTCGGGTTCGACGCGTCGGATGCGGCCGCGCGTGCAGAGGTCCGCAAGGACATGGAGGCGATCCGCCGATTCCGCGCGATATGGGACAACGCCGCTAAGAAGATCGGCAACGCGGTGCTCGCCCTCATGTTGGTCGGCGCGGCGGCGCTGGCCGCTCTCGGGGTCTCAATTCAGGCAAAGGGCATGAAGTAGTCACGCCACAATCTAGTAACTTCTCAGGGTGATCTATGACCAAGACCTCGGACCTTCCCAAGATTCCTTTGTCCCCAGAGTTTATGATGGGATCGACCACGACGGGACAGGTCTCTGGTTGGTTTGGTCCTCTGGCACCTATGAAGCCGGTTGCTCCTCATCAAGTTGCTGGTCGTCAGTTCGACCTCCAGCCTGGCTACAACCTCATCTCTCGTCCTCGCCAGACGGAGCCGATCAGCTTCGAGCAGCTTCGCGCTCTGGCTGACTCGTACGATCTTCTGCGACTCATCATTGAGACCCGCAAGGATCAGGTTGATCGTATGGAGTGGTCCTTCCGCGCAAAGAAGGGTAAGAAGGTCGCAGCGACGAAGATCGATGCGATCGCCAAGTTCTTCGAGCGTCCGAACCAGGAGCACAGCTTCAACCAGTGGCTGAGAATGATCCTCGAGGATCTCTTCGTCATTGATGCACCGACACTCTGGAAGCAGAGAAATCGGGGAGGCGAGCTTATTGCTCTACATCCTCTCGACGGTGGGACTATCAAGCGCGTCATCGACAACTGGGGTCGCACACCTCAGCCGTACATCGACGAGAGTGGTAAGCTGGTCACTCTTCCTGCCTATCAGCAGGTACTCAAGGGCTATCCTGCTATCGACTACACGGTCGACCAGATCGTCTACTCACCGAGAAACGTTCGCACCAATCGTGTGTACGGATACTCCCCGGTCGAACAGATCATCATGACGGTGAACATCGCGCTTCGTCGTCAGCTGGGTCAGCTTGAGTACTACACTGCTGGCAACATTCCTGAGTCTCTGATTGGCGTTCCGGACACCTGGACACCTGACCAGATCAAGGCGTTCCAGGACTACTGGGATCTCTACTTTACTGGTGACACGGCTGCTCGCCGCAAGGCGAAGTTCGTCCCTGGTGGTGTGGCGAAGACCTTCATCCAGACCAAGGAGCCAGAGCTCAAGAACATCTTCGACGAGTGGCTTGCTCGTGTCTGCTGCTTCGCATTCTCTGTGTCGTCGCAGCCTTTCGTGAGTCAGGTCAACCGAGCCACTGCCGGCACCCAGAAGGAGCAGGCAGAGGAGGAAGGTCTCGTTCCGATCCTTCAGTGGGTCAAGCATCTCATCGATCCTATCGTTGCTGTTGAGCTTGGTCAGCCTGACGTTGAGTTCGTCTGGGGCGATGATCAGCAGGTCGAGCCTGGAGTTGAGGCTACAATCCTCAACTCCTACACCTCGAATGCAATCATGACTCGCAATGAGGCTCGGGGGAAGCTGGGTCTTGATCCAGTGAACATTCCTGAGGCTGACGAGCTCGGCTTCTCCACAGCGAGTGGCTTCGTCTATCTGGACGAGACCAAGAAGCCTCCTCCGCCACCTCAGCTTCTCGGTCCTGGTATGGACGTTGGGGATCCTGAAGATCCAGTGGATCCCAAGGACACCAAGAAGATGCAGCAGGACATCGCTGAGAAGCTGGATGCACTGTTCGATCTGTCGAAGCAGGAAGGTCACGATGTATCCGACCAGCCTCGTGACGAGAACGGTCGGTTCGCCTCTAGCGGAGGACCCTCGTCTCGTGACAGAAAGAAGGCAGAGCGTGCTGCCAGTCGAGCAGACGATGGTATTGCTCGTGATGAGAACGGACGGTTCACCTCTGGTCGCATCACGAAAAAGAACATCCAGGACACTGCCGTCAAGGTTGGCTCCAAGGTTGCAGTTGCTGCTGCTCTGGCCGCTACTGCGACTGTCATCACCAAGTTGGCCTCCAAGTCTCTTGTTGGTCAGGGCATCTCGACTGTAGCCAAGCTGCTGGCTAAGACACTGCTGGTATCCTCCGCAGAGACGGTCATCGCGACTGCTCTCAAGGGCATGGGTGCTGAGGCAGAGTTCGCCAACAAGGCTGCGAAGATCGTTCGCAAGACTGCGATGGATCTGTTCGGGAAGGCCACGGGTGGCGACGATGATGCTGAGAAGATGGCTCTGACTGAGGAACTCCTCAAGGCAGACGATCTGACGGACGAGGACAGAGATCTCATCGTGAGAATGATGCAGATTATCCTTCCTCGATTCACTCAGCAAGTCATCAATGCTCTCATCACGGATGCTTCTGCCCAAGGTGCTGACTCCGAGAAGCTCGATCTTCTCGAGACAGAGCTCGACGCTATTCGCGACAAGTTCGTGGAGGAGCTGAGCACCCTGGGAAAATCTGAGCAGGTCGGTGATCTGAAGAAGCGTCTGCGCAAGCTGAAGCCTCTACCAGTTGATCGACCTGCGACTCGAAAGGCTACCAAGGCGGCTTTCCAGACGCTTAGGAAGGGTCTCCAGAAGGCGGGAAAAGCGGCGGCTACCCTAGTAGCGGCTGAGCTTAGTGACACGCTCCAGCGCGTTGCTAAGGCTTCTGGAAACGGCTCCTCGGAGGCGTCGCGTATAGCCGCTAGTCTGAACCTCGATGCCATCGAAGAGATCTACGTAGATCTCGGAGAAGATCTCGCCATCGCTGCCGCTGATGCTGGTCACAGAACTGTAATCCAGTTTGGTGCCTCGTCCGGAAGTGAGCTTGTTGGTCAGGTGTCGGAGAATGCTTCAAGATGGGCTCGCGAGCATGCTGGCGAGCTCCTCGGGAAGAAGATCCTCCCTGACGGATCAGTTGTCGACGACAACAGTGACGGATACACCATCACTCAGTCGACAAGAGACATTGTAAGAGATGTCATCTCTCGAGGACTCGAGGATGGTCTCTCTCAGGAAGAGATCGTCGACAATCTTGTCGAGGCTGGGTTCAGTGAAGACAGAGCTCAGCTTATTGCCGAGAACGAGGTGGCCAACGCCAACAGTGCCGGAACTCTTCAGGGATATCTCGATGCTGAAGAAGCCGGGATTGAGGTGAAGAAAGGATGGATCACTGTCGGAGACGAGAAGGTCGACGGAGACATCTGTAAGGCGAATGAAGACCAGGGTCCAATTCCTGTCTCTGAGCCATTTCAGAGCGGACACATGGCACCTCTTGGTCACACCAACTGCAGATGCTCACTTGTTGCTTACGTTGGCAGCGATGCAGCTGTCTCCAATACCAGAGAGAGTTGACCATGACTGATCTTAACATGTTCATCCCAATCACCAAGGTAGACGAGGAGAAACGTCTCGTCTACGGAGTTGTGACTGCAGAATCCCCCGATAAGTCGGGGGAGATCTGCGACTATGAGTCAACAGTTCCTCATTACAAGTCATGGTCGGCTGAGTTCGCGAAGGTGACGGATGGCAAGAGCCTCGGCAACATTCGTGCTATGCACGGAAAGGTTGCTGTTGGGAAAGCCATTGATCTCACGTTCGACGACGAAAATAAGCGCATCATGGTGTGTGCGAAGATCGTCGACGACAACGAGTGGAAGAAGTGCCTCGACGGCGTATACACTGGGTTCTCCCAGGGTGGATCTTACGTCAAGCGTTGGGATGATTCGGACGATCCAGCGCTGAAGAGATACACGGCCAAGCCGACGGAGATTTCTCTCGTTGACGTTCCCTGTCTTCCGATTGCGACGTTCGAGTATGTCAAGTCTGACGGTTCTGTCGAGATGAGAAAGTTCCATGCTCTCGAGAGTGTGGAGAACCTCGTCAAGATGGACATTGTCACTGTTGCGCATGGAGTTGCTGTTCTCAAGGGACAGCCCTCCTCGCAGTGGACTGACTTCGTGACAGAGGTCTGCGACACCTTTCTCGCACAAGATGTGGAGGAGGTCGTCGAGAAATACTCTGACGAGCAGTCTCGCGATGACAAGGGTCGCTGGACCTCCAGTCTTGCTGGGCAGGTCGCTGGCGGCGTGACAGGTGTAGTTGTTGGTCGGAAGATTGGACAGACTATTGGCTCGTATGCCGGAGGTTTCGCTGGCTCTGTCGCAGGAACAGCGAGCACTGTAAATCCTCTCGGTGGTCTGGCTGGAAGTCTGGTCGGGAGCGAGGTTGGATCTACTGTTGGTGGCGCGATTGGTGCTGCTGTCGGTGGTGTCGTCGGAGCTCATGCTGGTGGCCGAATTCTCGCTACTGATGAGAAGAAGAAGAAAGAGGAGAAAAAGAAAGCTGCGCTCGCTGCTGCCAAGGAATCCACTGCAAAGAAGATTGCTGATGCGATCGTCGACGCGAAGGACTCCTTGAAGATTGACAAGGCTTTCTGGAATGAAGCTCTTCATCCACGAGATGCAAGCGGAAAGTTCGGATCAGGTGGAGGTAGTGCAAAAGCCTCCATCTTGGGACGAGCAACCAAGGCTGCACTCTCTGGTGCTGCTTCTCTTCTCACATCTGCGAGTAAGAGCGATCTGGCTGTGTCTGCCGTCAAGGCGGTAGTTGGCTATGCCATCAAGACCGCGATTGCCGAGGCGATCGCCCACTCTTTCGTCTCTGGTCTGAAGTGGGCAGGTGTCCAAGTTTCTGACACGACAGCGACTCTTATCCGTACTGTGGTTGGAGTTGCTACGCACGCTACCAAGTCTGCCAGTAGCGAGGACGACAAAAAGGTACTGGCAGCAGCGGCGAGGGATCTTCCCGACGTCGTCAACCTCGTCTGTGACACCATCAAGAGCCAGGTGGTTGGATCAGACGAAATCTCTGACACGACGAAGAAGGAAATTCTTGCGGCGATCGAAGATAACCGCCAGAATTACCTGAGCAATGTGTCAAATCTTGGAAAAAGTCACGACGAGGGTCAAACAATGACGAAAGACGCAACACCTATGGTCACGAACGATCAGGTCATCGAGAAGGCCAACGAGCTTGCGGAAGCTGCTGGTGATCCGATGGCCTGGCCTACACACATCGAAGCCGCTCGCGACGCGCTGGAAAAGGCGGCGGCGGGCGGTAACGCGCCGGGCGCGGCGACAGAGCTCTCTGCAACTACGTCGACTGAACCTACTGTCGAGAAGAAGGCGGATGCTGAGGCTTCTCAGACGGAAGTGATCAAGAAGAAGGCGGATACCGAACCTCAGAAAGATGCTGAGGACATGGGTGTTCGACAGGTGTGGCTGGCCAAAGATGGCTCGACTCACCAGAAGAAAGCTGATGCTCTCGCGAAGAACGCTCAGATCGAAACAAACAAGACCAAGTCTCCAATCGAAGCTGCTCTCAGCAAGATTGACGCCGTACTGAAGCCCACCGAGGGTCAGACCTCGGAGGTCACCGAGAAGGCTGCTGCGATCGCTGAGCTTCGCAAGTATCTCGGCGAAGAAGTCTACGATGCATCCCTTGCGGTCAGCGCTCTCTCCCAGATCTTCGGTCTTCTACGTAGTGAGATCGCAGAGGCTGAGAGTAATCCGGAGCAAGTCAGTGCTCTTCAGGACTCTGCCAATCGTCTCAATGACTTCATCGTCTCTGAGATTCAGGAGGACAACTCCAGCGTCATGGCGATGGCTGCGAAGATGGGTGATCTTGCCAAGTCTCTGGAGAAGTCTGGGGCCAGGCATAGTGCTCAGGACTTTGCCTACATCCAGCAGATTCACGATATCTGCTGTAGTCTTGGTCACGACTGCGGGGATGCGAGCGCGGAGAAGTCCGAGCAGACTGGTGGCCTCTCCAAGGTCACTGCTGAGAACGAGACCCTGAAGAAGACCATCGCTGATCTTGCTCCTCGTCTGGAGGAGATCAGTATCCTGGTAAAAGCCCAGGCTGACGAGATCACTGCTCTCAAGAAGCAGCCAGTTCCTCCCCCGGTGCTGCGTGCTGTCAACAAGGGCGGTGATGTGGTCTTCTCTGCCGGCGATGCCGTCGATGAGGATCTGACCAAGAAACTCGCGGCGCTTTCTCCTGAGCAGAAGGCTGAACTCTTCGTTAAGTTGTCTCAGCAGAACCCTCTGAACATGATTCAGAAGGGCTGAGTCAGGTAAGAATTACTGACCGGGGACGGTCAGTTCATCATTGGAGTCGGGGACGATTCCACAGTCTGTAACCATCCATTCCAACAGTGAGAATGAACAATGTCCACCAATGTTAATGAAATTCTGCAGGCCATCTCCAAGGCTCAGCAGACCCCCATCGAAGATCCGATCCTGAAGAACCTTGGCCTTGCGAAGTCTACGTTCTCTCAGCCGGGCAGTGCGACGACCGGCCTCAACTACTATGACCTCGAGCTTGGTGCCAAGTTCCTCGTCCCTGTTCTGACGCCTCTCCGCAACGAGATTCCGCGTGTCTCTGGCAAGGGCGGTATCCAGGCCAACTGGCGCGCGATCACCGGTATCAATACCACAGGTCTTCGCATCGGCGTGTCCGGTGGTAATCGTGGTGCCGTCATGAGTGTTGCGACTCGGGACTACGTGGCCGCGTACAAGGGTATCGGTCTCGAGTCCAGTGTGGACTTCGAAGCGCAGTACGCTGCGAACGGCTTCGATGATCTTCGCTCTCAGGCCGGCCTGCGTGGCCTTCAGGCGACTATGATCGGCGAAGAACTCGTCATCCTCGGTGGTAACGGCTCGCTGTCTCTCGGCACAACTGGTACGCCGACACTCTCTGGCTCCACGACCGGGGGTACACTCGCTGCTGCCACATGGTCGGTGATCTGCGTTGCACTGTCGCTCGATGCTGTGGTCAATGGCTCTGTCGCCAGTGGTATTCAGGCTTCGATCACTCGCACCAACGCTGATGGTACGTCTGACACCTTTGGTGGCGGTGCTGCCCAGAAATCGGCCAGTGCGACTGTTGTCACCACTGGATCGACAGGCTCGATCACTGCGTCGGTGGCGGTCAAAACCGGCGCGGCGGGTTACGCTTGGTTCTGGGGTGCGGCGGGTTCGGAAGTTCTCGGCGCCATCACGACCATCAACTCGGTATCGATCACTGCGACTGCGGCCGGTACGCAAACTGCTGCGTCACTGCCTGCGGCCGACAACTCCACCAACAACCTGATCTTCGACGGTCTTCTGACTATTGCTCAGAAGGGTCTCGGCTCCTACGTTGCTCAGCAGCCCACGGGCACTGCTGGCGTTGGAACTCCGCTGACTTCGGATGGTGCAGGTGGTATTGTCGAGATCGATGCTGCCCTCAAGTGGTTCTGGGACAACCTGCGACTTTCGCCCAGCACTATTTGGGTGAACTCTCAGGAAGCTATGAACATCTCGCGCAAGATCCTGGCCGGTTCGGCCAATGCGGCTCAGCGTTTCGTGTTCAATGCAGTCCAGGATGCCATCGGTGGTGGTATCATGGTTCGGACGTACCTGAATCGCTTTTCGATGGGTGGTGCTCAGACAATCGATGTCCGGGTCCATCCGAACATGCCTGCCGGCACGATTCTGTTCGACACCACCTCGATCCCGTATCCTCTCTCTGGAGTCGGCAACGTGCGCCAGATTCGCGCTCGTCAGGACTACTACCAGATTGAGTGGCCTCTTCGTAGCCGTCGCTATGAGTATGGTGTCTACGCTGACGAGGTGCTCCAGCACTACTTCCCGCCGTCTCTCGGCGTGATTACGAACATCGGCAACGGCTAAGTCGCCACTGTCGACCTGATGTTGCGCTGAGGTTTCTCTCCTCGGCCTCATCGCGACCGGGGGATGGTGCTCGGCACACTGTCCCCCGACATCTTCTTAATCTCAGTAGGAGAGATCTCAATGACGAAGGTTAGCATGATCGCGCCTAAGGGTGCTTCTGGTATGTCGATCGAGGGTATTCGGATCGACGTAATCGACGGTGTCGCTCTAGTCGATGCACAGTACGTGGATCTGATGCGCTCTCACGGATTCAGCACTGAGGATGGTCCTCTGGTTACTGGATCTCGAGCTGAGCTCATCCAGATGATCGCCATCCCTGCTCGTGCTGTCGCTGAGTCGCTCTCCGACGACGAGCTTCGTGCCTTCTCGGCTCTCTCGGAAGAGAAGAAGGTGGAATTCTGGGAGGGTCTCAAGACAGGAATTCAGAAGTATCCTGAGGTTGTCGAGACACAGAAGATCAACTCGGCGAAGGCTGATGCTGAGGCTGCTGCGAAGCTCAAGGCTGACGCCGAGGCTGCTGCGAAGCTCAAGACCGCTGAGGTCGCTGTCTCGGTCAAGAAGTAAGGTGAACTACCATGGCGCAGGCTGATCTGGTATCTCTCGAGAATGCGAAGTCTTGGCTGAGCATCACCACAGCCGACACTGCACGCGACGCTGCTCTGTCGCGACTGATTACACAGATCAGCCGCGCCATTCACAATACTCTCAACCGTCAGTCACTTCTCCCAAGACTGGTCACGGAGACCTACGATGGGAATGGTCAGACGAGAATCCTGCTCAGAAACTGGCCAGCTGTCTCCGTGACCAGCTTGAGTATTGACGGTGTCCTTGTTCCCGCTTCTACAAGTGTGTTCATGATGGGGTACGTGCTCGAGCCTCCGGACGTAGAACCTCCTGGCAGCATGCAGTATCTCACTCTTCGAGGGAAGAAATTCTCGAAGGGCGAGTCAAATATTCAAGTCTCCTACACTGCAGGCTACCTCGTCTCTGGCGAAGCTGCCGTGATCCCGGTCTCCCCTCATATCACGACCCAAAATCCCTATGGTGCATGGGCATGTGACTATCAGGTTCAGTTCACTGATGGCACTGCGCTGACTGCTGTGGAGTCTACTCCGCAAGTTAGCCAGTATTCTGTGTCCAATGGCGTGTACACGTTTGCTGATGAGAATGCTGGAAGAGACGTTCTCCTCTTCTACGGATTTGTTCCAGCGGATCTTGCACAGATAGCACTGGAGTGGATTGCGTACAGGTGGGCCTCGAAAGACAGAATTGGGCAGACGTCCAAGAGTATCGGTGGTCAGGAGACTGTTGCATACACTAACGAGGCCATTCCCGTATTCGTGGCTCAGGGTCTACAGAACTTCAAGAGGGTCATTCCATGCTGAGAGTTGACTTCAGCATAACTGGTGCAGACGATCTGGATCGTCGACTCGACGAACTGCCAGAACATCTTCACCGAAGTCTGCGCGCGAAAGTCCACGCGCTGACCTTGATGCTGGAAGCCCACATAAAGCAAGACAAGCTCAGTGGGCAAGTTCTCAAGACTCAATCTGGTCGCCTGAAGAGGTCTATCCAATCCAAGGTGACGGACAATGGAGAGGTGATCCGAGGGACAGTCTTCTCCTCTGGTGATGTTCCATATGCAGGAATCCACGAGTTTGGTGGTCGCACTTCACCACACCTCATCTCCCCGGTCAAGGCGCAGGCCCTCGCGTTCATGTATAATGGGAAGATGACCTTTGCAAAGCTGGTTCGACATCCTGGGTCCAAGATGCCGGAGAGGAGCTTCATGCGATCTGGACTTAGCGACATGAAGAATCGTATTGTCACAGAAATGGCTGAAGCTGTCAGAGGAGCACTCAGAGAATGACGATCTCCAGCAGTAGAGAGGCAGTTCTGTCTGCTCTCTTCGCGAAGTTCTCATCAGTTGTATTCTCCTCCTCTGTTAGAGGACATACTGGATTTGCCACCGTGTCACGAAGGCTGAAGCACTGGAGTGATGTTCCAAAGTCAGAGAGACCTGCGATGTTCATGGTGTGTCACGGAGAGACACCCACGTACAGAGCAGAAAACATGCCTGCATACCTCAAGTTTAGCATCAAGCTCTTCATCTATATCGATGGAAGCGACAAGTCGAGCGTTCCCGACACTGACATCAGCGTGATTCTCGATGCAGTTGACGCAGCCCTGAAGCCTGGACCGGGGGAGCAGCGTCTGAGTCTCGGAGGTCTTGTCTCCCACTGTAGGGTTGACGGAGACGTTCTGAGGGATCCAGGTGACATGGACGATGACGGAATCATCATCGTTCCTATCTCAGTATCAACAACGTGAGGACCCCATGACCGACGGCACACAGACGGTAGAACGCGGCGCGGCGGGTAAGGGCGCGGCGGTAGCCGCTCCAGAGCCCTCCACAGCCCCTCCAGCGGCCTCGAATAACCCGCCCGGTAGGTTAGTAGCGGCGGGGGCTTCGCCGCCTTCTACAGCTTTCCCAGCGGCTCCAGAGCCGGACGAGATCGACGTTATTGTTGATCGCTGGTTCTCTGTTACCTTCCCAGGATCTCCGGTTGCTCAGACGACTGAGCAGTGGAACTTCCTGCACAGCGCAAAGGAGGAGTTGAAGAAGCTTCTTCCTCGGTAACTGTGCTCAACCCTCTCGAACTGGAGATATAGAATATGACCACTCCTCTTGACGCCTTTGGCCCTGGTATCATCGTCGTCACTCGTACGGACGTTGCCAACTCGACTCCGATCAACATCGGATACGCTCAGGAATTTGCTCCTGAGTTCTCTGGCAACATCAAGGAGCTCTATGGTCAGAACCAGCTGCCCATTGATGCTGCTCGTGGTACAGTGAAGGTCACCGGCAAGATCAAGGCGGCTGTGCTGTCCGGTCTGGCTTGGAACACTGCCTTCTTCGGTAACACGTTCACCACTGGTGGTATCCAGTGGAACGTGAACGAGGCCAAGACCATTCCGACCACTCCCTTCCAGGTCACTGTGAACAACGGTGCTAAGTTCGATCAGGATCTGGGTGTTGTGGATGCCACCACTGGTCTTCCCTATGTCAAGGTCGCGTCTGGTCCGGCTACTGGTCAGTATTCTGGCCCGACGGCTCTCGGTGTCTACACCTTCGCGGCCGCAGACACCGGCAAGGCCGTGCTGATCACCTATTCGTCGACCGTGACGACTGGGCAGCAGCTGACTCTCGCGAACACACTGCTCGGCGCAGCTCCGACGTTCCAGCTGGACTACTACACGATGCGACAGAACAAGGCGTTCATCGCTCGGTTCTATCAGTGTCAGTCTGCGAAGATCTCCATGGCTTCGAAACTCGAGGACTTCATGATGCCGGAGTTCGAGGTGCACATGTTCGCCGATGCGGCGGGCAACCTCGGCAAGCTCTACTTCCCTGAGATCTCGTAATATTCGCAGCACAATATCAAAGAGGAGAGATCATATGCGACCGGACCCTGTAGTCCTGATTATCGAGAATGTAGAGTACCTCATTCGTCCACTCACACTTCGCCAAGTTCGGGAGGTGGACAAGATCCTCCGAGACACAAGTCTCGGGGAGGTGGACAAGATCCTGGAAATCGTGCGTATTGCACTGTCCCGGGATCATGCTGAGCGTGCAGCAAGTCTCTACGATGCTGAGGTGTCCCTAGTGGATCTTGGACCAATGTGCGAACTGGTCCTGAAGGTAGGAGGGATGGTTGTCACCACAGGGGGAAACGAAGCTCAGATCAGAATCCCTGGAACCTGATCTACGGAAAACTGATGTGCGAAGGGCGATCATTCGAACAAATCGACGACATGACGCTCTTCGACATCATGATGATGCGTGAATACAGGGAAGAGAATCCCTCAACAGACAGCCTCGTAGCTGCTATTGCACAGTGGTGCGGAGTATATAAGCCCTCGACTAGCTCGAGGGCAGCTCCCATCGACCGTGCACCAGATCCACGAGACAGTATCCGCAAGGCTTTTGCTGGCGTAAACCTGAAGAACATTGAAGGAGCTCCTCATGTCCTCTGACGTGCATGTCTCGTTTGACGGAGACACGCGAGCACTCCGTGAGCAAGTGGATGCTGCTCGCAGATCTGTCGCCGAGGCTCTCGGCAAGATGAAAGACAGTGCAGAAACAGCAAACCCCGCTATTGCTCAACTGCAGAGAAGCCTTGACAAATTGTCTGAGTCCTCGGAGAGAACTGCAGAATCAACGTCCACACTTCTGACGTATCAGAACTGGGCTTTTGTCCTGTCTGTTGCATCTGCAGCAACTACAGTGATGACCAGTACAGTTCGAGGGCTCTACAGTGGTACTACTATTGCGGCTGGGGGGATTGCGGCTGCTGCAACAAAGACAGCAGATCTGACATCTGAGATGCTTGCGTACACTCGGTCTCAGGCGTATCTTGCGCAGTATCTACCGGTCGTGAGAGTGGAGAATGACGGACTGATAGCGTCGATTGGTCGTGCATCCATCGCGTGGAATAGCTACTGGAAGTCCGTGGAGATCGTGAAGTCCGGTCTTCTTGGTACGGTGGGAAGTGCTGTCGCAGCGTCGGGAGGTATGGAACGACTCAGCAATACCGCTCGTCAGAGCAATTTTGACAATGCAACGCGGGCAATCCAGGCGTACCTCGATCAACTCTTCCGTATTCCAAGCATGACAAATGAGGCTGCATCATCCATTGTTGCCTCTTTTAGTAGTATTCCTAATTCATCTGCCCAGATGATACAGGTTCTTGTCGACGTGACGGCTCAGCTGTCCACCAGCAAGGAGCAGGCTCAGAGCCTTGCTGAACAGCTGACCCGTGCCATGTCGGATCCAGCGACTAGCGGAGAGGCATTTCTAACGAGTCAGAAGGACATCACGGCTGAGCTCCTGAAGCAGTTTGACGCAGCAAAGCGCAGCGGCAACGTGAGCGAAATGCAGTCCGCCATTCTTCAGGAGATGATCGTCAAAGAGCGATCGATGTTGGATGAGAAGACGAGAGCTCTCAGGGAGCAACTGAAGACTCTTTCTGAGATAGGACTGCTCGGTCGAGTACTGTCAGGATCGTACAAGACGCAGGTTGAGGAAGCAAACAAGGCGCTGGATGCAATCAACAAACAGGTAACTGCTCTTGACGCAGCGTCCGCGCGACTTCGGCAGATGCCCACTGATATGAACCAGGCGGCTCTTGCCGCCAGGGGCATTGTGAACGAACTATCCCCGCTCACGTCGCAGCTTGAATCGATCAATGGCAAGCTCTCAACAATGAGGCAGGTATTCGGTGGATTTGGTGGTAACTTGAAGGGGACAACCGGGGATGTAAAGGAGTTAATCGCCCAATTTGAAGGTTTCAGAGAAAAGGCGTACTGGGATAAGAATGCATTTCGCGTTGGATACGGATCTGACACGACCACTCGTGCTGACGGAAGAGTTGAGCGGGTCACACAAGACACCATCGTCAGTCGTGAAGATGCTGAGCGCGATCTTGCTCGTCGTGTTGTTGAGTTCCAGAACGAGGCTGCTGCTAAGATTGGAGCGTCCTGGGATGGTCTCTCTGACAGAGCGAAGGCGTCGATCACGTCCGTCGTCTATAACTACGGATCCACCTCCCCGGCTCTCGATAAGATGTACACGGCAGCTGGGACTGGTAGCGACAAACTCATTGCTGATGCTATCCGTGAACTGAAGGCAAATCCTGATCGTCGGTACCAGGAGGCTGCGAACATCACTAATTCTCAACCAGGAGCCACATTGGCCTCTGGAATCCCAGCTACGCCTGCTGACATTGAGGCGATGGCACGTCTGAAGGACAATGCGCAAGGGGTTGCTGATGCTCTTCGCGGCGGTAATGAGGTTGCCCAGGCCCAGGCCCAGATTCTGTCGCGTAATGCGGCCGGTCAGAAGGACTCGGTTCGTGATGCACAACAGCTTGTTGAGGCATGGAAGACAGACCTGGCGAACTCAAGCACTGCCAGTGCTCGACTCCAGATGCAGAACGGGTTGCGTGCTGCGCAAGTCTCTCTCGCGGAGAAGCTTCTTGAGGTTGACAAATCCAAGCTCGCTGTTTCTGGTGTAGATGATACCACGGCGAAGGAGAAGCTGGCGACTGCAAAGAAGATGTACGACATAGAGATGCGGGCAGCTGGTGATGACGTGGCGCTAAAGAATGCGGCACTAGCGAAGAAGAAGTCTGCTGAGCAGTCCTATGAGACAGAGATAACAAAGATCGCCAAAGAAGCTGAGGATGTGAAGTACGCAATTGCTCAGGCTGGTCTGGAACAGAGAAAGGCGAAGCTGAGGGAGGACAAGGACCATCACATCATCAACGCTCAGCAGAAATTGGCTGCGGAGCTTCAGATAGAGGCTGAGCAGACAAGACTTGAGCAATCACACTATCAGAAGATCAAGAGCCTCGAGGAAGAAGGAACAGCTGAGTATCGTGCTGCTCAGAACAAGATGACCCTGATCGCGGCAGAGTCGGCAGCGAGGCGTCAGCAAATACTCTCTCAGGATGCGCGCAACATCCAGAGGAGTTACGATCGCGTGTTCAACCAGATTGGATCTACACTTACCTCATCTATCATGGGGATGATCCAGGGAACATCAACCATTCGACAACTGTTCCAGAACCTGGCTCTACAAATTGTCCAGCTCTTCGTAAAGGCCGGGGTGGACATGGTGATGACATGGGGAGCAACCCAGGCCAGAATGCTGATGCAGACCGTGACTGGTCAGGCGAGTCAGACAGCTGCGGTTACAGCCGGAGCATCAGCTAAGGTGGCTGCCCAGACAACCGGAGCGGTCACTGGAGCTGCTGTGGAGAAGACTGCAGCTCTCACCACGATTTCTACTGATGCTGCAAAGGCCGCTGCTGGTGCCTATTCATCCGTTGTTGGTATCCCGATCATTGGTCCAGTACTCGCTCCAGCTGCTGCTGCTGTTGCTTATGGTGCAGTGGCTGCATTCGGATCGTTCGACACAGGTGCATGGTCGATTCCTCACGATCAATTAGCCATGGTCCACGCTGGGGAGATGATTGTCCCCTCTCGGGGAGGTATCGCTGAGGAGTTCCGCTCAATGCTCGGAGGCGACATGTCAGGTAAGAGGGAGCCTTCCCACACGTACAACGTAAACTTCGTTGATACTGCAGGTGCGAAGACCTTCATCCGCAGATACGGAGAGGATCTGGCAAGAGCCGTGTCGAAGCATCTTGATCAGAATCCCTCTGCCAGACCAGGCTACTGAAAGAACTCTCTGACCCTTGCTGGACCGTCCATTATTAGATTGGCGAGGCTCTCCTTCCTACGGAGAGCCTCGACTATCTTCTCCTCAATAGTTCCCTTCGCGACCATGTCGATGTATAATACAGACTTGGTCTGGCCAATACGATGTGCTCGGTCCTCACTCTGGAGTCGCTTCTCCAGATCGTAGCTGTTGCTGTAGTAGATCACGGTGTTGGCCTCAGTCAGCGTGATTCCGTAGCCACCAGCATGAGGTGTCCCCACAAAGTCATCCGCTCTGTAGTGGTCAGGACACACTCGTTCCCCGACCACCTGTCCGTTCTGGACAACTGCGGCCTTTCCCTGGAATCTGTAGATCGCCTCAGCTCTCTGCTCCTGACTAGTCCCACCGTCGTATCTCACGACCTTGCGACCCATCTTCTCGAGATGAGCGACTACCTGATCAACATCTCGACGATAGTTGCACCAGATGATATTTCGGCCTGTGGTCTCCTCAATGATAGACTTGAGATCGTCCAATCTGTTCGTCGGAACGTCAGAGACATTTCCCTGCTCGTCGACAACATGTCCGCACACAATCTGGTGAAGCCGCAGAATCTGCGTGATGATCTGGGTTGCAGTAGCAAATGCTCCACTGTCCAGCTGAACAGTTGCCCACTCCTTCAGCTCAGCATAGAGACGCTCCTGCTCAGGAGTCAGCTGAATATACCGTGTCTCGTATACCTTGGGAGGAAGATCCAGACAGTCCTCCTTACGAATCACGAACGCCTTCCTGGCGACGATGTTCGAGAGTACATCAGTGTCGCGGTGTCCGACGACTACGTCGATGCTTCGACCTCCGAAGTTCTTCTGCTCGACAATAGCAAATCGAGCTCTGAACGAGTAGAACGACTTGAAGCCAAGACAGTTAGGCTCGAGGAACTCGAACTGAGACCATAGGTCGAGAGGACTGCGAGTGACCGGGGAGCCTGTCGCGATGCGCTTCCACTTCGCCAGACGACCGAGCTTGATGATCTTCTTGGTGCGGATAGCCTGAGGATTCTTGATCGTAGAGCTCTCGTCCACGATAACCAGACACTCCCCGACTCGAACGAACCGCTCGGCAAAGTCCATCGCCTTGGGCGACATGGAGATGGCCTCGGTATTCATGACCAGAATCTTCATGAACTCGTCGTTCTTGAGAAGATTCGGAAGTCTCTGCTGCTCTGTTCTCGACCCTCCGCCCTGCCACAGATGAGTGATGGACGTGTTGAGGTGACGATCTGGCATGTGTGCCGGAAGCTCCTTGTGGAACCAGTTGGCATAGGTTCCCTTCGGAGCAATGATGAGAACTCGTCGCAGACCATGAGTCTCTCTGAGCATGCACAGATTGTCTACGCAGACCTTCGACTTACCTGTTCCCATCTCCATGAGATAGCCATATCCAGGCTTGTCCCAGCTGCGCTCAAGCACCACTCGCTGGTGCTTGTAGGGATCGGTCTTCGGCACATAGCTCAGTATTGGTTCCATCTTACTCTCCAGAGGCGCGCGGGCGGGCGCGGCGGGTTTAGGGCGGCTAGGTAGCCTTTCCAGAGCGCTCCAGCGGTCTGTGGAGGCTGTCAGTAGGGGCGGGCGCTACCCGTATAGCGGCGCGGGCGCGGCGGGTTCCTGTGAGGATGGTATAAAGTTCGGAGGGAGAAGATTCTTCGGAATTGTGAGATAGGTTGTAGGATTGGATCCGTACATCTGAGAATAAACCCACATCTTTCTTCTCTGACGCATCTCACTCGTTTTGTCACTCATCTGTAGTGACGTGTATTCCTCGACGGTCACCTTCACAAGATCTGGCATTTCGACTACAGCCTGGCTCATTATCTTCTCCTTTGTCTACCTGTAGTATAGCCGGGGAGCCGGGGGATGCGCTACCCTCTACGCGCACACGTGTAACACGTCATGTGAGGAGGTTCTGGTTCTGGAAGAAACCTCCCGCCCTCCCCGACTATTAGATCTAGCCCTCTGGAAGTCCGTAATAGGTCGACTAATAGGTTCTAACCCCTTGTAAAATAACGACATTATTGGCTTATTACCGTTATTAGCTTCGAAAATTCCTGTGACGTAAAAATTTTTTACCTGCATACGCGCCTATATACGCGGGCGCGCGCATTATGCGCGAGGTATAGAGCCTATTTCGACTGTAATAAGGGCTAATAGCGTGCAACCGGCTGGCGGGTTATAGTGTAAAAGTTGTCGCCAGTAGAGGAGAACAGACGGTGGACCAACAGATACCAGAACACCTTCGGACCGAGAAGCTGGACATGTCGTCCTTCGCCTCGGACGACAATCTTCAGAAGGCCAAGACTATGGCCCTCGAGTATGCCGAGCTCGAGAAGAAGATCAAGGACACCGAGGCAGAGCTCGAGTCCTGGAAGGCTCGCCGTCAGGAACTGGCGCGCAAGGAGATTCCGGAGTTCTTCGACAACGTGGTCAAGACTGACCGTATTGGCGTTCCGGAAGCTGGTGTTGACGTGAAGGTGGTTCCCTACTACCACGCCAATATCAAGTCTGAGTGGCCTGAGGACCAGCGCCTTCGGGCATTCAACTATCTCGAGCAGAGCGGTCACGGAGACGTCGTCGCTGTGGTCGTGAGCGTCAAGTTCCGTCGAGGAGAGCTTCCTCTGGCTCGTGAGCTGGAGCAGCTGATCACGTCCTCGAAGACGGGTAACTCTCATCCTCCCTCGCTGGAGATGGGTGTTCCGTGGAACACTCTCACTGCTCTCGTCAGGGAGCAGGTGGAGAATGGTGAGAGCGTCGATCTTGACGTTCTCGGTGCAACTGTCGGCCGCACGGCCAAGATCGAGAAGAGGAAGAAGTGATGACTGCGAAGAAGGAAGACACCAAGGAAGTCGTGGCCGCTGGCGCTACTGCTCTCGCCACTGTCGGAGGAGCGGCTCTCCCCGCTCACCTTCAGGCGGATATTCAGAACGTTGCTGGTCTCGGCAACTCTCAGGACTCGCGTGACAGCGTCATGCCGTTCCTGGCTATCCTGCAGAAGGGATCGCCTCAGGTCAACGAGGAGGAGTCGAAATACATCGACGGAGCCAAGGCCGGCATGCTTCTGAACACGGCCACTGGTCAGATCTACTCCGGCAAGGAGGGTATTCTGGTGATCCCGTGTGGGTTCCAGAAGAACTTCGTCGAGTGGAAGCCGAATCGTCAGGGCTGGGCTGGAAGTCATCCGTTCAACGTCGATCACATCAAGCGACTCGGCGCTCAGAAGAAGACTGTCAAGGTCGACGGCAAGGATCGGACGAGCATCGTTCTTCCCAACGGGAACATTCTCACCGAGACTGCCTACACGTTCATCACTGTGGACGGAACACCCATGGTCATCGGCGCTGCGTCGACTGCTCTCGGCCCGATGCGTCAGTGGATGTCGTATCGTCGCAGCCAGAAGCTTCCCAACCGCACTGAGCTGCCGAGCTTCGGCAAGCAGTATCGTCTGACTACTGTCTACGAGAAGAACGACGCGGGCGACTGGTACAACTGGAAGTTCACGGATGAGGGCTTTGTTCTGGACGCTGGTGCTTACGAGGAGGCCAAGGCTTTCGCGATCGCTATCGCCAAGGGTGAGGTCAGCGTCGGGCGTCCTGACGACTTCGAGTCTGGTGACGATGACGGTGTTCGTGGAACTGCTGACGACGATATTCCTGTCTGATGACTGTGGGGAGACCAGCAATGGTCTCCTCCTTGCTGGAGTAGCTCAGTGGTAGAGCAGCCGCCTTGTAAGCGGCAGGTCGTCGGTTCAAGTCCGACCTCCAGCACCAACGTCCACCTAGCTCAACTGGACAGAGCATGGGGCTTCTATCCCTGTGGTTGCAGGTTCGAGTCCTGCGGTGGACGCCACTATCTGTGCATAGCTCAGCTTGGTAGAGCGCCTGGTTTGGGTCCAGGAGGTCGTCGGTTCAAGTCCGGCTGCACAGACCAGTCAACAGAGGGGAGAGACCGTGACCACTACAGCCGAGAGAATGTTCAGACTATTCATGGGTCATACCGGCGGTCATGGAACCTACTCGCAAGAGGAGAAGACACCGGGAAAAGCAAAGAGCGTCATCAAGAAGTCAGCTCGAACGCTACGCGATCCCCCGACACCGCTTCTCTGGCAGAAGCACCTTGACGGATCTCGACCACTCGGAATCGTTCCAGTCAATGGCGACGGAATGTGCTTCTGGGGCGTGATCGACGTCGACAAGTACGATCTTGACCACACAGCTATTGTCAAGCAGTTGGCGAAGCTCAGTCTTCCACTGGTCGTCTGTCGGTCAAAATCCGGAGGCGCTCACGTATTCATGTTTCTCAGAGAGCCAGTCAGTGCTGAGCAGCTCATCTCCAGACTGAAGGAGATCGCTGGTGTTCTGGGGTTTGGTGACTGCGAGATCTTTCCAAAGCAGACAGAGATTCTGGAGGACCGGGGAGATCTTGGTAACTGGCTGAATATGCCCTACTTCGATGCGGAGAAGGGAACCAGATATGCTGTGACTGAAGACGGACGAGGAATGTCTCTTGACAGGTTCCTCGACTATGCTGAGTCTAAGCAGCTGACGGCTGATGAGTTCACCAAGACGGTTCCTCAGGTTCTCACCAAGGACGCTGATCTGCAGGATGCGCCGCCGTGTCTTCAGTACATGTGCGGAATGGGTATTCCGGAGGGTTCGAAGAACAATACAGTCTTCGCTCTCGGTGTTCTGGCGAAGAAGATGCGACCTGAGGGATGGGAAGCTCTTCTTGACTCCTGGAACCAGAAGTATGTCAATCAGCCAGCACTGACCTCTGACGAGATGATGATGATTATGAGGAGCCTTCGAAAGAAGGACTACTCGTACAGATGTAAAGATCAGCCACTCGTAAATCACTGCGACTCGAAGGCATGTCGACTTCGAAGATACGGTGTCGGAGCAGCCGCTACTCCAGACATCAGCTCTATCTCCATTCTCGACACTCAGCCACCGCTCTTCTTCGTCTGCCTGACGAGTGGAGGAACGGTAGAGTGTGCAACAGACGACATCATCAGTAGTCGATCTTTTCAGCGGGCTGCTCTCGAGCAGCTCAGGACCATGCTTCCTCTCTACAAGCAGGAGGAGTGGCAGAATCGTATTCAGGAATGTCTCGATCAGGCTGTGATCATTGAGGCTCCGAGAGAGGTCAGCTCTACTGGTGCACTCAAGGAGCTCTTCGAGCAGTTCTGTACGGACAGACATGCTGCTCAGGAGAAGGACGAGATCCTACTCGGCAAGCCCTGGCTGGACGATGAGCTTCACAGATACTACTTCAGACTGACGGACTTTCTTGGCCATCTGGAGAAGAACAAGTTCAGAGACTTCACTCGAGCACAGATCGTCTCTCGTATTCGTGAGCTTGGTGGCGGTCATGGCTTCTTTAACATCAAGGGTAAGGGCGTGAACGTCTGGTGGCTTCCGCAGAGCGCCTTCAGCATTCAGACTGAGTCATTCTCTACACCAAGAGCAGAGGAATCATCGATATGAGGACGGTGCTGACGAAGACTCAGAGAGATGCTCTTCGAGCACTTGCGGAGAGAGGTGGTGAGGGTGCAGTCATGAAGAATGGCTGTATTCTTGCTCAGGGAGAGATTCTCGGTGATCCTCCTGACACGCCAGCCTGCTACTTCATTCGATCTACATGGACCAAGCTGCGAGAGCTTGGTATGATCGAGAACGCGGACACTGGCCGAGTTCGAATATCCGTGAAGGGGAGAGACTACACATGAGCAAGAAGGGAGATCTGTACGACGTTGCGCTCGTCGTTCACAGAGAGACGGACAAGGCGTGGTTTGTATCTGAGAGTGGTGATCTTGACGAGGCTGTCTGGATCCCGAAGTCTCAGGCAGAGATGTACGAGAAGATTGGTGATCATAAGTTCTGGCCAATCCATCAGTTCACACTACCTCAGTGGCTTGCTGAGGAGAAGGAGTTCGTATGATCACGCCAGAGATCATTCTCGGTCCGCCAGGAACCGGCAAGACTACAACTCTCATTGGTATGGTTGAGGAAGAGCTCGCTAACGGAGTGTCTCCGAACAGAATTGCGTATCTGTCCTTCACCAGACGAGCGGCAGAAGAAGCTGTCTCGCGAGCATGTGAGAAGTTCACTGGGATGAGGAAGTCTGACTTCCCGTATTTCCGCACACTCCACTCTCTGTGCTTCAAGGTGATGGGACTGTCGTCCTCTGGTATTCTTGAGGGGAAGAAACTCGAGGAGTTCGGCAACATTGTCGGACACAAGATCACTGGTCGCTTCTCTCTTGAGGATGGTACGATCTTCGGCTTCGAGAAGGGGGATCGTCTTCTCTTCATGGAGAATCTTGCACGAGTTCGAGGAGTTCCTCTCAGAACCGTATATGACGAAGACGACGATGATCTCTCCTTCTGGGAGGTGGAGCGCTTCTCGAAGGCTCTGGCTGCTTACAAGCAGGACATGGGAGTGATCGACTTTACAGACATGCTCATGGAGTTCGTGAACTCAGATCTCACGGTCGAGGTAGATGTTCTGTTCATCGACGAGGCTCAGGATCTGTCGCTTCTTCAGTGGATGGTCGTGTGGAAGCTCGCAGCGACAGCTCGTCGAGTTGTCATTGCAGGCGACGATGATCAGGCCATCTACCGATGGGCAGGAGCAGACGTTGACACTCTGGTGAACATGCAGGGTGACGTGAGAGTCCTCTCTCAGTCATGGCGTGTTCCTCGTGAGGTGCAGAAGGTTGCGTCTGACATCGTTCGTCGAATCAGAACACGTCGTGAGAAAGTGTGGCGCCCACGAGAGGACGATGGTGTAGTCAAGTGGCACGCCTCAGATGAGTCTATCGATCTGTCTGGTCCCGACATTCTCATTCTTGGTCGCAACAGATACATTCTCAGAGAGTTCGAGAAGAACATTCGAGCACTTGGCTATCTCTACGAGTTCCAGGGTGCAAGATCAATCAGACCATCACTGCTGGACGCTGTTCTCACCTGGGAGAGACTTCGTCGAGGTCGAGACGGCGTCACGACTGGGCAGTGTCGAAAGATGTACGAGTTCATGTCTGTCGGTGTCGGATTCACGAGAGGTCACAAGACACTTCCGAAGCTCAGCGACGAGGAGGAGAACGTGACTCTCCAGATACTGACGGACCGGGGAGGTCTGCTCGTTTCTCATGACAAGCTATGGTTCGATGCACTTGATCGCATGGCTCTGGTAGATATCTCGTACATTCGTGCAGCTCTTCGCCGCAAGGAAGACCTTCTCTCTCCTCCCCGTATCCGCCTGTCGACGATTCACGGAATGAAGGGTGGTGAGGCGAGGGAGGTTGTTCTCTTGACTGACATGGCTGCTCGAACTCTGCAGGAGGCGAAGAAGAACCCAGACGATGAACTGAGAGTTTGGTATGTTGCAGTCACCAGAGCTCGAGAAAAACTACACATTGTAGCACCCAAGACAAACAGGTACTTCAAGCTATGATGTCACTAGCAACCAAATTCGAGCAGAGCTACATTCCTGAACCAACGTCTGGTTGTTGGTTGTGGACAGGACCTTATCACAACTGGGGATATGGATGGCTGCACGCTGAAGGCAAGTCAGTAAGAGCCCATGTATTCAGTCTCGAGCGGAAGCTAGGTCGGTCGTTACATCCTGGATATAAGTCTCTTCACGTATGCGATGTCAAAGAATGTGTAAACCCAGATCATCTTTATGAGGGAACTCTGTCCGATAACATGAGAGACAGAGAGAAGAGAGGAAAATCTCTTGGTGGAGGAGGAAGAAAATTCAAAGGGAAGATCACTTGGGATATTGGAAGAAGAGTGATACTGATATATGTGCGCGAGAGGTATTCTCAGCGTAAGATTGCGGACATTGTTGGTATTAGTCAGAGAGTTGTGAATAGGATATTGAATGGGTATCAAATATACTACGAAGGATAATTCGTCGCGGCTGGAACTTTACGACGAGAAGCTGCTGCCGTATAACTGTAGTTGTACCGGGGAGAGGGGAGCTAGCCGTGGTAGCGATTGTTGTAACCAGAGCAGGAAAGGGTGACGTATTCTCCTTCAAGACTGTCTTGCTGGCGGATAATCATCCAATCACTCAGTTCGGCGATCCTATCATGACTGGCGTCGCTCATCTTCGACAGTGTCTGACCATGGCAGAGTGTGCAGCTGTGGCAGTCAAGATCGGAGAGTCCACTCTCGCAAGAGAGATTCGGGAATGTCCTAAGGAGTACAAGTCAGCGGTCGACAGACTCATGACTTCTCTGTGGGACAAGCTCGAGCGGTCAGCTTCTGCACCTCCAGCAGATCCTGCTGAAGTTATGCGGAAGATAACTGGCGATCGCATCGCTACCCGATCCACGGGAATCCACATCAGACCCAGAGGAGATTTTGAAATGTCCGAACAAGCCACTGCCGAAGCCAACCAGGGCCACGAAGCTGAAGCCGCCGTCGCGACGGAAGCTGCCGAGAAGAAGCATCGTCCGATCCCGAAGGATCCGAAGTATGCCGACACTGGCGTGATCACCCTGCTGGCCGACAAGGACGGCAAGCAGTACAGTGCGGAGCACAATCCGAAGAAGCCCGGCTCGGCTTCTCACGAGCGCTTCAGCAAATACGTCGACGGCATGACCGTCAAGGCTGCGAAGGAAGCTGGTCTTCTGAACGGCGACCTCGACAACGACGTCAAGAAGGGCTACATCTCGATCGCCTGACGCCTCGGCGTCGACGTCGGATGGCGTCACCTGCAATGACCTGGCTGCGGAGTCGGCCTACGTCGAAAGTGGTGAGACTGGGCAGGCTCTGCCCACCGATTTCGAGTCACCTGCGCTGCTATACTGTCCCGTCAGTTGTGCAAAAGTGGTGAGCTAGAGCGCTGCTCTCTCCTCCTGGCGGCGGAGTGGGTGGTCTCCATACCTCCCTGTGGAGACCACCCTGCCGCCCCAAGCGCCCGCCAGGAGCTTCACATGCAACAGATCAAGAACTTCTTTGCGTATGCCACAGAGCGTCACGCAATCTATCTTCGCAGACAGATGGGCATCCCCAAGTCTGAGCTGACCGAAGATCCCATTCTTCAGACCTATCGATTCTGCAATGTTTTCCGTGAGCTGGACACGACGACCATCTGGCTGAGAAAGCACGTCCGTGATCCACTTCGTGACAAGCCAGAGGTTCTTCTGGCCACTGTTCTGTTTCGCTGGTTCAATCGCATCCAGACAGGAGAGGCGATCTTTAAGCAGACTTATCATGTTGGATCAAGCGTGTCCAACTGGACAGCATGGGATCAGCTTCTTGAGATCGGTGAAGTCAGTGACATTCGTCATTCTGTTCTGGCATATTGCGGAAAGGGTCCGTATGTCACTGGATCCTACATCATCAAGACACCTGACGGAAAGAACAAGCTCGATGGTGTTCTCTGGTGCGTCGAGCAGTTCATGAAGCTCGAGAAGACCATTGGTCGACTTGACTCTGATGCTGACGCCAACGATCTAGACTGGCGCGAGGTTGCTCGAGTGTGCCTCGAGCATCCAGGAACTGTCTCACTGGAAACGGTGTGGGACTGGCTGCGTCAGTTCCCGTATCTGGGTGACTTCATGGCTTACGAGATCGTCACTGATCTTCGCCACACGGTTCTTCTCGACAGAGCTCCTGACATCATGACCTGGGCCAATCCTGGTCCTGGAGCCATGCGTGGTCTGAACCGAATTTACGGTCGTGATCTCGACAAGAAGCTGCAGAAGCATGTCTACATTAGAGAGATGCAGGATCTGCTGAAGTATGCGAGTGTCTCTGCACTGTGGCCTCAGTGGAACGGTCAGGCATACATATTCTCGGATCGCGTTCCGGGAGATATGGATGCTTGGCAGCCAGAGGCATGGCCTGAGTGGGACATGCGAACTGTCGAGCACACTCTCTGTGAGTTCGACAAGTATGAGCGAGTTCGACTCGGTCAGGGCGCTCCGCGTCAGAAGTTCAGGTAGAGGAGAGAAGAATGTTCGACTATAAGACATATGCAGATCACAATGGACGAAATCCGTCGCACGTTCCTGGTGGATACACTCGTCATATTGAGGTTCCGATCGATCCGAAGAACCTACTTCTGGGAACCCGTCGGGTCTACGTTCGTCCCCGGAACCCCTCTCGCTGGCTTCCTCACGTTGGAGGCTCTCTCGCTGGTCCTCGGATCAATCCTCCTGTCGCAGAGATCGTGACTCGTCAGCAGCGTCGATATGCTGAGCGTATGGAGGCTGAGCGTCTTCGTCGCGAGGAGAACGCCCGAGTTCACTCTGCTCATCGCAGATCTCGTCGGAGGGCAGCATGAGTGTTCTCAGCGGAAAGTCTCTCTGGAAGATTCGACCTCTTGAACCTATGGTCGAGAGGCAGAGGCACGAGTTGACCGGAACCAGCTTCGGCGTCTCGATGTGTGGATACGACATTCGACTGGACCAGGAGATTGTTCTTCCTCCAGGTCGCACCGTTCTGGCTTCCACTCTCGAGAAGTTCACGATGCCTCTGGACGTCGTCGGCATCGTCCACGACAAGAGCACATGGGCACGTCGCGGCATCTCTGTGCAGAACACCGTGATCGAGCCAGGATGGTCAGGCTACCTGACTCTTGAGCTTCTCTACTCCCCGCTCCGGGTTCTCGCGACTGACGGGATGAGGCTGTCGAGAGGTACGCCCATCGCTCAGGTTCTGTTTCATCGCGTTGATGAAGAGACTGAGGGCTACGGTGACGGCAAGTACGCGAATCAAGAAAGAGGTCCACAGGAGGCAAGATGATGGGTCGGCGGGTCGCGCTCATCGGAATGAACAATCCTCTGTCGCGCGATCCGGCCAAGGCTCTCTGGCCTGATCCTGTGAACTGTACTGGGTGGCGAATCTGGCAGATGCTCGCATCTCGCACAGGTGCCACCCAGACTGACTATCTGAGGACATTCCATCGATACAACCTCGGTCAGGAGAAGTTCTTTCACTCTGAGAATGCCAGAGAGTACTGGATGGAGATAGAGGACGATCTTGTTGCTAATTTCGACACAGTCGTCCTACTTGGGACAGCCGTCAAAAAAGCGGCGGGCGTATTACTCCCGCCCCTATACGTCTCCAGAACTCTCGTCACTATTCCTCACCCATCAGGACTTAATCGCTGGTACAACAGCGAGGTTAACAGAAAGATGGTTGAGGTAATCCTCGAAGAGTTGTACGTTGAGGCGATAAGCTCGACCTAGGCTTTACGTCGAGGGGCTGGCCGGTTATGCTATTTGCATGATAATCGTCTGGCTTCCTTATCCAAATCTTCGACTGTCGGTCCACGTTCTGGACTCACAGATTCTTGGTGTGCAGATATCACAGTGTCTGCATATTCTCAGCATGATCGCTGGTCACAGAGAGGGAGGACGAAACAAGTATCACTCGACCACTCTGTCCTGGCATCACAATCCGTCAGCACTTGCACTCTACACAGAGTATGCTCTCCAAGAGATGTCGCTGCGTGGTCAGGACAGAGGACTTCCCTCTCCCCGTTCTCGTGAGGGAAGAAAGCTGTATGACTTTCCAGCAGAGTGGGCCGAAGAGGATCCGCTGATGCCTGAGTGGCTGGGACTTGAGAGAATTCATGCTTCTCACCGTGCTGCTCTGCTGAAGAAGGATATCGGGTGGTACTCTCAGTTTGCGTGGCACGAGACTCCTGTCCTCAATCTTCAGTGGCCAGGGAAGATGCCAAGAGTTGGTGACTCAGTAGTGAGTAAGACCGGGGAGGTGTGTATCGTACACTCTTTCGACAGTAGCCGAAGGCCAGTTCTCGTCCAGAAGGGCGAGCTGGTTCCTGTTGATCGAGTTGCGGTGTACAGTGGAGAATGGCGCCGATGCGTCGTTGTTGAATAAGAGGAGAGAGACATGCAAACGATCTACGCACGAAATGTGAACGTCGCCTATCGGGCAGGGCTGCGACTTCTGAAGAATCACGGTGTTGTGTCACCTTCTCGAGCAGGTAACGTGCTCGTCATGGACACGCCAGTGATGACTGTCTACGCCTGTCCGCAGGAGCGTGTTCTGTTTGACGCATCGCGCGACGCCAATCCGTTCTTCCACGTGATGGAGTCTGTCTGGATGCTGGCTGGCTCCAAGGATGGAACCTGGCTGGACCGATACGTGTCCAACTTCTCCTCGCGATTTGCAGAGACAGGTGGTGACATTCACGGTGCCTATGGGTTCCGCTGGCGTAGCCACTTTGATCTCGAGGGTGGTGGAGATGAGCTTCTTCCTGACCAGATCCTGACCGTCGGCAAGATGCTGTTCGAGGACTTCAATACTCGGCGTGCTGTTCTCACCATGTGGGATCCTGTGGCCGATCTCGGAGTCAATACCAAGGACATGCCTTGCAACACTCACGTCTACTTTCGTGGTCGCATGATCGATGACGGTCGTCGTGTTCTCGACATCACTGTGTGCAATCGCTCAAACGATGCTATCTGGGGTGCGTACGGAGCGAATGCTGTACACATGTCCGTTATGGGCGAGGTAGTCGCAGGTCTGGCTGGTGTCGAGATCGGTCTGTACTACCAGATGAGCAACAACTTCCATGCGTACACTGAAGTCTTCGACAAGATCATCTCAAAGCCTATTGAGTCTGTCGATGACTACGCGACGACCACCTCTCTCCCGATTATCGTTGGGGATACACCGGAGGCTCGCCGAAATTGTGCTCTCCAGATTCTCGCTGACGCAGCGAAGTTCATTGAACTTCGTGATATCTCTCACGTTACTCGTGGACAGTTCGAGACTCAGTGGTTCAACGAGGTCGTTCTTCCGATGTCTCGTGCACACGATCTCTGGAAGAGAGGATCTCGAGAAGATGCCATGGATGACGTTCGGTGGGTTCGCTCTCCTGACTGGCAGCGTGCCTGTCTTGAGTGGATGGGTCGTCGAATGAAGAAGGCTATCTGACATGAGCCTCGCAATCAGAGACGACGCCCGTCTGGCCGCGCCATAGCGTCGAATTTGAATGGAAAAAGAGGATAAAATGATCACGACCACACTCAACCGCATCCGCGAACATTGCCCCAGCGACAAAATGTGGACCAAGCTTCTTAAACACCTCGGCAAAACCAAGCCAGACGATGACCCGCTGCCCTACGTCGTTATCGTCGAGAGCAACGGCCTTGAAGACGCTCTTTGGTGCTGCCGAGCCGAGCCGGAGCATTCGCGGGAGTGGCGACTGTTCGCCGTCTGGTGCGCCAGACAGGTGCGGCATTTGATGACTGACCAGCGGTCGCTTGACGCTCTGGATATTGCAGAGCGACACGCGAACGGCGAGGCTCAGCGTGTCAAATTTCTGGAGGTGGTGGGATGACTGACAATCCAGAAAACCCCTTCGCATTCCCCGTGCCGCTCACATTTCAGGATGGAGGCATGACCCTGCGAGACTATTTCGCGGCCCATGTCGCACAAGGCATGGCCGCGTTTAGCGGAACGTCAGGAACCAGTTACGGGCCCCACGAAATCGCCGGGCGCTCGTATCAGATAGCCGACGCCATGCTCATCCAGCGGGAGACGCGCGATGATTGATTGGCGCGACGATCTGCGCATCGACGTCATCCGACCCGAGAGCAGAGGTGGCCTGACATGAGCCTCGCGATCAGAGACGACGCCCGTCTGGCCGGGGAGGTGATTCGCTATCACACCTGGCCTCATACTCGCCAGCAGTCTGTGGGAGAGCACTCCTGGCAGGTCTGCCGCATTCTCATGTCTATCGCTCCTGCACCCTACTGGGTCAAACTTCTGCCTCACACTGTCACGCACGACATCGGTGAGATTGGTACAGGAGACGTGCCCTATCCCGTCAAGGCGAACAATCCTGAGCTCGGCAGGCTCTTCGATGAGCTCGAGCATGAGACCGTCGAGGAGTTGTGCGACAAGTGGGGTCTTCCCTCACCTGTCACGCTCACTCCTCAGGAGCGGTGGGTATTCAAGCTGGCAGAGTTCATCGAGATGTGGGAGTGGGGTCTCGAGGAGCTGCAGCGAGGAAATCAGTTTGCCCGTAAGGTCGCTGACAGATGTCGTGAAGTTATCAGCAAGATGCTTGCTGGTAGTCAGGATGAGTCAGTGGCGATCCTGGCATCGGAGTACATCGAGACAAGAGAGGAGATCTGGAAATGACTACAAATGCTAACCGACGTCAGATTGGCGGTACTCACTACAAGACAGGAAGTGGATTCGAGCACTGGGATCTCATCTCTCAGTTCGGCATCGGATATCTTGAGGGATGCGCAACGAAGTATGTTGCCAGAGCTCGCCTCAAGAACGGTCGTCAGGATCTTGACAAAGCTGTTCACTTCGTCGAGAAACTCATCGAGCTGGCTCGTCTTGGCGATATCCCTGTTCCTCCTATGGGTCATGCCAGTGATGCAAGTCTCTGGAACTTTGCATCGGCCCAGCAGCTGACCGGTCTGGAGTCTTCGATCATCACGTCTCTGTGCCAGTGGAGAACTGTCTCTGATCTTGAGAACGTCCTGAAGCTCCTGAACACACTGGTCTCTAACATGACGCTCCAGGAGCGCGAGGCTGAGAAGAAGGATCCATTTCGAGAATCAGCTCGAGTCTGGCCCGACTATTCTCCAAGACCAGGAACACCAGAGGACGGCGGACACTACGCTCGTCAGCAAGAAGAGGATGACGGAGCATGATCCCGCGTATCTATGTCCCATCACGTGGTCGCGCTGACGATCGTCTGCTGCGCGGCCCATCTGTTCAGGCTCCTCATGGTACTGACGTCGTCTACGTCGTTGGTCCAGACGAGATCGCCAAGTACTCAGTCGCCATCCTGAGGAACGGTCTCCCCGCTCGTGTCGTCTCCTGCGAGCACCAGCCGAATATCTCAGCTGTTCGCTGGTGGATTGGCCTTCATGCTCAGAAGGACGGTCTCGACAGGTTCGTCATCATGGACGACGATGTCGGTCTTCTGGTCCGAAAGGCCGACGACAACTGGCAACTTCGAGGAGCAGAGAAGGACGACGTGCAGCAGATGCTGCAGTGGATGTGGTCTGAGCTTGACAGAAGCCAGAATGTTGGCATCTCTCCTCGTGAGGGAAATAATCGGGTCGGCGTCGGCAACTCCGCAGAACTGACTCAGTACAATACTCGTGCAATGAGAGTGCAGGGCTTCCAGACGGAGGCCTTCCTTGCATGCGAGCACGGCCGAGTTCGAGTTATGGAGGACTTCGACATCTCTCTGCAGATTCTCGCTGCTGGAGGGCAGATTGCCGTCAACTACTTCTGGGCTCAGGGTCAGAGAATGACAAATGAGTCTGGAGGATGCTCCGAGTGGCGAACTCACGAGATCCACGAGGCCTCTGCACGAAGACTAGCTGAGCTTCATCCTGGAATTGTCACTCTCCGTCAGAAGAGCAACAAGACAGACAAGGATGGATTCGGCACTCGTACTGAGGTCACTATCCAGTGGAAGCGTGCCTATCTGGAGGGTCAGAAGCATGCAAAACCAGCGGGATAGAGAGCTGAACTCAGCAGTTGAGTTCATCTGTCGCAACAGCAGTAGCTCTCTGGCTCGCAATGATCTCATACGGCAGGTGATTCGCTGTCACGTAGGTCGAGACTATCAGAATCGTCTCCTGACGGCTAGTGTTCGTCAGGAGATAGAGTCAAGATGTAAGACGATTGCTCGTCAGTTCGCCGCCAGAGGATTTATGTGATGCATGTCAGGTATAATAGGTGGACTACTACCGACATTGACGCATTACTGGACTCTATTCCTGTCACGGGAGGAGTCTACGTTGACGAATCATGGTGCCAGATTGTACCAGAAGACTCTGTTCTTTGGGCATTTGGCTATCCAAAGATTCACATGGGTGGGAGGACTATTCGGCTAAATCGTTATTCCCTGGAAAGAAAACTTGGTAGGAACATCTATTCTGGTATGCACGCTCTTCATAAGTGTGATAATCGAGCATGTGTGGCTCAGAATCATCTATACGAGGGAACAAATCTCTCGAATGTACAAGATAAGATGGACAAGGGTCACTCTAATCTCAAATTGAACATTAACAAGGTTCGATGTATTCGTAGACTCTACTCTCTCAACTACACATGTCAGAGAATAGCAGACGTGTTCACAGTTTCTCCACAGGTAGTGAGCGGAATTGTTAGAAGAGCATCTTGGAGGTACGTAGAATGATTCAGCTTCCACTCTTCGAGCCAGTGTCTACATGGAAGGAGCCAACCTCTCTTCCATCTGTTCCGTCAGGTGTCGTACTCGCAGTCGACACTGAGACAAAGGACAACGGTCTGGCCGGAGACAGAGGTCCTGGCTGGGCGACTAAGGATGGTCACATTGTTGGTGTCTCAGTAGCCTGGAACCAGGAGGCTCACTACATTCCTCTCCGTCATCCAGACACCTCAAATCTGGATCCAGAGAGGACGATGGCCTGGCTCCAGGACGCAATGGACAGAGCCTCAAGAACCGTATTCCACAACAGTGGTTACGACGCAGGATGGCTCGGAACAGAGGGTGTCGTCGTAGACTTCGACAAGAGCGACGACACCCAGTACATGTCCGTCATGCTGGACGAGAATCAGCTCTCATACTCTCTCGATGCGTGCTGCCGACGCGAGGGTGTTCCTGGTAAGGACGAGGCTGCTCTGCGAGAGGCAGCTGCGGCGTTCGGCGTCGATCCTAAGAAGGATATGTGGAAGCTTCCGGCCAAGTATGTAGCACCATACGCTGCGCAGGATGCGTCAGCAACTCTCGGTCTCTACAAGAGCCTCACCAGGAAGATCGATGAGGAAGAGCTGACGGAAGCCTATCGTCTTGAGATGGATCTGGTTCCGATGTTTCTCGAGATGCGACGTCGGGGAGTCCGTATCAACGAGAGCGAGGCAGATCGAGTTCAGAAGAGCCTGCGTCTTCAGAGAGATGCTCTACTAGAGGACACACGGCAGAAGCTCGGATGGCGACGCAAGCTACTCATGGACGACATGAACTCTGCAGTATCTCTCGAGCAGATGTTTGACGCCGAGGGCGTGTCGTATCCCCGAACTCCCAAGACGAAGAAGGGCAGCTTCAAGTCTGACTGGATGAGCGCAAGCGATCACTGGCTTCCGAATGCTGTGACTCAGGCTCGTCAGCTCAATGATCTCGCTGAGAAGTTCATCGGAACATATGTCCTTGGCTCGACTCACCTCGGCCGTATCCATGCTGAGATTCATCAGCTTCGTGACGATGACGGTGGAACTCGATCTTATCGACTGTCCTACGCCAATCCTCCTCTTCAGCAGATTCCTGCCAGAACATCCAACGGACGACTCATCAGGAGTATCTTTGAGGCAGAGAAGGATCAGCTCTGGTATGCAGCTGACTATAGTCAGCAAGAGCCTCGGATGGCAGTTCACTTTGCCTCACTCTGCAAGGTTGACGGAGCCGAGGAGGCTGTGCGCTACTACTGTGACGATCCTGCTGCTGACTTTCACACCATGGTGGCCGAGCTGACTGGTCTGACCAGAAAGCAGGCTAAGATCATCAATCTTGGACTTATGTACGGTATGGGTCTTGCCAAGCTTGCTCACTCTCTGGGTGTCAGAATTGAGGAAGCTCAGGAGATCGTGAATCAGTACAACACCAGGATGCCGTTTGTCAAGAAGCTGAACGACTTCTGCGAGGGTAGAGCGGAGACTCGTGGGTTCATTAAGCTCCTGGACGGTGCACGCTGCCGCTTCGACCTTTGGGAGCTAGCCTGGAGAGGCGGCGGCGCGGCTAAGGGCGCGGCGCTACCTCGAGAGAAGGCTCTGGAGGTCCACAAAGGAAAGCGCATCAAGCGAGCACACACACGAAAGGCTATGAATCGTCTAATTCAGGGATCGTCAGCCAGACAGACGAAGATGGCCATGCGCCAGTGCCACAGAGAGGGCTACATTCCTCTTCTCCAGATGCACGATGAGCTTGACTTTCCGATCGGAGATCCGAAGGTCGCGTCTCGTGTCTGCGAGATCATGTCTACCATCGTCAAGCTGAAGATTCCCATGAACGTTGACGGTCAGTATGGCTGGACATGGGGTCAGGCCTCCGAGGAGATGGAGAAGGGTGTAGTTCCGCCCACTTTCGAGGAACTGATGAAGTTCGGACGAACCAAGACCAACATGGAGATCGTGAGGAGTAGATGACGACTATTCTCAGCATACTGACGTGCCTGGCAGCATTTGCTGCCTTTCTCATGCTCGGAACGATCGCCTCCCATCTGGAGAAGATCGCGAAGGAGTTACACGAGATGAATATCCGCCACCTGCATCCGAGGTAATCGCTGCAGCTATCGAGAGGGGGATCCGTCATGGACGCCAAAACCCAGATTAGGCTGACACGGTCTGAGGGCACTACTATATTTCGCGGTATGGCCGCAATTGCTTGGGGAGGCGCAGTCGTGGCAGAGACCGTGGGAGATGCACTCGAGCGAGTGCACCGTCAGACATCACCAGCAATGGGTCAGCTCTGCATTGCACTCGAGAGACGACGTATTCGTCCCGAGACAGTGAGAGAGTGGGCAAGAACTCTGAGGCAGGGGTCGGATGATCTACTGAAGCTTGCAGAGAGAATGGAGAAGACAAAGTGAGATACATCGTCACGGACACAGAGACTACTGGTCTCGACCATGAGAAGGACGGGATCGTAGAGATTGCAGGGGCTTGCCGTGAAGGTGACTCTCTTCTGGTCTACGAGTCCTTCTGCAATCCCGGCACACCTATCAGCGTCGAGGCAATGGCAACACACCACATCACGGAAGATATGGTCCGTGGTGCGAAGCTGCCCAGAGACGCACTCTCTCAGATGATGCACAAGCTCAAGGGTGACGGAGTCACACTTCTGGTTGCTCACAATGCTCAGTTCGACAGAGGCTTCATTGGTAAGCTGTCGCTGAAGCTGTCGGACCAGACTCGGTGGATCTGCACCTATCGCTGTGCAATGCACCTGTGGCCGGATGCTCCCGGTCACTCTAATCAGGTTCTGAGATACTGGCTGGACGTGAAGCCTGAGCTTCCTCCTGGTCTGTATCCTCACAGAGCGCTCTACGACGTGATGGTCACCGAGGCTATCCTGCGCAGAATGCTCGAGACGAAGTCTCTCGAAGAGCTCGTGGAGCTCAGCCAGAAGCCGGTTCTGCTAAGCAAAGTTCGATTCGGGAAGCACAAGGGAATGTTCTGGAAGGATGTTCCCTCTGACTATCTGCGGTGGATTCTGAAGCAGTCCGACATTGACTCAGACGTTCGCCACACCGCATACCACTACGCAACAGGACAGACCAGACTTATCTGATCTTCCAGCGTCGCCAGATGAGGAGAGATAACATCATGATGCGAAAGAATGCGACCATGGGTCCGAAGAACGAATTCAGTCACTACCTTCACACACTCAAGTATCGCCAGGAGAATGAGACCTTCCGAGATGCCATGAATCGCATCTCGTCCGCCATGGTCGACTCAGGGAGCAGCAAGCACTTCCACGAGTTCCGAGACGTCATCCTGTCGCAGCGCTTCTCCCCGGCTGGGCGAATCCAGTCTGCCATGGGTGCTGCTCGTGATGTCACTGCCTTCAACTGCTATGCCTCAGGGACCATTCCTGACAGCTTCATCAGTCGCGACAATGAGGGGGGATCCTCCATCATGCATCGAGCTGAGCAGGCGGCAGCAACAATGCGTATGGGCGGGGGGATCGGGTACAACTTCTCGACGCTTCGACCCAAGGGAGCTCTGATTCGTAAGCTGCAGTCTGCATCTTCTGGTCCTGTTTCGTTCATGCATGTATTTGACTCGGTGGGTCGCGCGACGTCGTCTGCTGGTCACCGTCGTGGTGCTCAGATGGGTGTTCTGCGTGTCGATCATCCTGACATCATCGAGTTCATCAACGTCAAGCATGACCAGAGCACACTGACTGGATTCAACATCTCCGTCGCCGTAACTGATGACTTCATGGAGTGTGTGGCTCGAGGCTCTCGGTTCGACCTCACCTTCGAGGACGAGATCTACAAGACGGTCGATGCCAGAGAGCTCTGGGAGATGATCATGCGGTCGACCTGGGACTGGGCCGATCCGGGTGTTCTGTTCATCGACACCATCAACCGCATGAACAATCTCTGGTACTGTGAGAAGATTGCGACTACCAATCCGTGTGGCGAGCAACCTCTCCCTCCATTCGGTGCGTGTCTGCTGGGCAGCTTCAATCTGGTCCAGTATATCTCCGCTCAGCCAGGTAAGGCGTTCTCCTTCGACTACGACCAGCTGATCGAGGACATCTATCCTGTGGTTCGTGCCATGGACAACGTCATCGATCGGTCCAGCTATCCTCTTCAGGAGCAGGGCGACGAGGCACGGTCGAAACGACGCATGGGTCTCGGAGTTATGGCTCTTGCCAATGCTGGAGAGACTCTCGGCTTCGCCTACGGATCCAAAGGCTTCCTGGAGTTTGAAGAGAAGGTGCTCTCTACCATCAGAACTCACTCCTACCGAGCGTCTGCTCTGATCTCAAAGGAGAAGGGTAGCTTCCCGCTCTACTCCGAGGAGCATTATCTGGATGGTGAGTTCATCAAGCAGCTGGACTCGGAAACTCTGGATCTCATCCGGAAGCACGGCATCCGCAACTCTCATCTCACCAGTATCGCACCAACAGGTACGATCTCGATGTGTGCGGACAACGTGTCGTCGGGTATCGAGCCTGTGTTCTCTGAGTGGACCAAGCGTCCTATCAACGTGAACGTTGGTCAGGCTCCGCTGATCGTCGACATCCAGGACTACGCCTCGGCGAACTTCGGAACCAAGCCGAAGATCTGCGACGACGTGACTGCTGACGAGCACGTGGCAGTCCTGGGCGTGGCTGCTCGACTGGTCGACTCTGCTGTCTCCAAGACCTGTAATGTCAGCGGAGAGATGCCCTGGGACGACTTCAAGAGCATCTACTCCAAGGTATGGGAACTGGGCGGCAAGGGCTGCACCACCTTCAACAAGGACGGTGAGAAGATGGCACTGCTGACAGCTGGCAGCAAGCCTCAGGAGACCACCTGCACCATTGACCCAGTGTCAGGTGCTCGTAGCTGTGAGTAACTAGGTGAGCCGTTTTAAGGCTCGCTGGAAGGCGTAAGGGGCGGCGGCTACTAGGGTAGCCCGCTCCTATTTCATAAGCCTCCAGGACGTTCCCAGGCGCTCTGGAAATAGGTTCAGAAGCTAGGGCTAGGCTAACGGGCGGGCGGCGCTATGGCACAGGTTGAGTACATTCAGGAAGACTATCAGGGACGAGCATGCATCATGTTCAAGGCTGATGGAAAGTTTCTGCTGGACGGAAGAACTGGCGACGTCTTTCGATTCCACTACGAGAACATGGCACATCTTCGCGGTGTGCGAGCTATCCAGGACGAGATAGTGAGAATCTGCAGAGCAATTGACGACAAACCGACACCGAGGAATCTGTGATGACAACAGAGTGTGTTTTTCACGATGGAATTCCAGGAGCAGGAGGATACGCTAGAGCATGGATTAACGGAAGATCACGCAGACAGTCTCCGGCATTATCCGAAACCAGATATGGACACACGTACATGATTGATGGTGGTCTCAGACAGATTCTGCAGCAGAATATGCGAAATGTTCATTTCCAGTCCATCGAGACCGGGGGAACGGGGAGGGGTATTCCTGATCTCAACGGATGTCTGAACGGAGTCGAGTCCTGGATTGAGCTGAAGTCCACTGACGCCTGGAATGTTGTCATCAGGCCGGAACAGGTGGGCTGGGCAGAGAAGAGAATTCGTCACGGTGGTCGTGTGTTTCTGGCGACCAGGCGTAGACACGATGGCGGACCGCGCAAGGGTCCAGCTGTAGACGAGTTGTGGATTCACAGAGGCTCGGACATCAGACACGTCTCAAGACTCGGTCTACAAGAAGGCCCACCGCCACTCATCAAGAGTGGGGGTGGGCCTTCAAGATGGCTGTGGCCTGTCATTGAGGAAATTCTCTTCTCAGAGAGCTAGAGAGTCCACCAGGCAGGTGGACTACACCGCCACGTTGCGAACCTAGCTTTGTCTGCCATATAGTATGCACGATACTCCTCGACAGCCTGAGCCAGAGGTAGTCGAGGAGCATAGCTCTCTCGACGTAACTCTGTCTTGATAGCTACGGGATAGAGATCCGGCCATGGTAGAGACTTGGGAATCTGAGAGACACACGACAGTATGACTCTGGACGATGCGTGAGTTCTTCCGTATCTCCAGCTGTACTCAGCTGAGAGTGCTATCCCTACTCGACAGGTGTGCAGAAGATTCTGCAGGCTCTCTCCTGCCCACACACAGCACGGATGGTGCTTGTGACCTGCAGAGTATCTGCCCTCAAACTCGACTCCGAGAGCCGTGGCTGCTGTACTAGCAATCTGTGCTGTCTCCAGAACCATCTTGACCAGATGCTGGTCACAGTGGGCAGCTGCCAGCTTCTCCAGATCTGTATCGAGGAAGAAGATATTCATGCTGAGTACCTGATGTTGCGAAGAAGCATGGTAGCTTCTCCGACAGAGAGCATCCCGTGAACTCTGGCTGAGGCCGGAGATCCGTTGAGCATGTACATGATATTCGTAGCAGTGCACTGACCCTGAGGAGACCAGTACTGAACAACACGAACTCGGACGTCGGTTATGTTTCTCATCTTAATTCCAAGGCTCGTGGAAAGCCCTAGCGGGCGGGGCGCTACTAGGGTAGCGGGCGGGTATTCGAAGCCCCTCCAGGGGGCTCTGGAGGGGCTCTGGAGGGGTTACGGGCGGGCGGTTATAGCCGCGCCGCTACGCGGGACGCTCTGCAGTAAACGCAGAGTTAGCTGCATTCACGACAGAGGACGGATGACGAAGGCTGATGTTCTGAGACATCAGAGCCGAGACCTGCTGAGACAGCACAGTCACCGAGGTCGACAGTCGAGCCTCGGACTCAGACAGAATCGAGTTGTGACGCTTCAGTTCCTCATTGTACTGTCTGGCGTAGGTCAGCTCTTGAGAGAATCGGTCTCCCCGGTCCTCGGCAGCCTTGAGGTGAGTCGTGAGAAGCTCGACCTCGGCAGTCTTGGTCTCGAGAAGCTTGCGGAGCTCAGCGATCTGAGCATCTTTGGGATCAGTCTTTCTGGTAGCCACTTTCTATCTCCTGTTGATGTTGATGGTAGCACACTTGGATCAGAGTTTGTCTATCTCCCTCTCTAGCTGCATGAGAATTGCGGCGATGAACACCAGCGTGAATATTCTGACAGATGCGCTGATCTTCACTTACCACCTCGCAGGAGCTCGACGACCTCAGAACGATGCTCGTCAATGAGCTCCCACGTATCATCGCTGCTTCCACTCTCGATCGCGTCGACGAGGTCGTCGACCCATGTTCTCGGAGCAGGTACAGGCGTGTCGTATCGAGTAGCATAGAGTGCAACTCGAGAATTCTTCCTGCCGTAGCGGCGCACCGCATCAAGCATGATGGGCTCCATCTCGACTGAGCACCAGTCCCAGTCAATTCTGCCCTCGAAGGTATCCTCGTCTGAGGACGCTACAACTCGAGCAATGTCCGGATCATCACAGATAGCGAGCTGATCACAGATTGCTCTGTACATGTAGAAGTCGTACTTGACAGTGCGATCTTCAGTGAGCTCCAGAGGAGCCAGAATGTTATACGTGAAGTTCGACTTCATGCCCTTGGGCATGTCGAAGACACGGAGACCTCTGTAGTAGACATGCTCTGACGGATGGCTGAAGATCTCTGCCTGCTGCTTGCCGTCCCAGGACGAGTTGCTGGAGCGACTACCCGGAAGGAAGATCTGATCGATCTTGTGGAACTCTGCGAGGAACTCGTCGCTCGTGACAACTATCTTCGTCACACCATCCTCAGGACCATCTGTCCACCAGTCCTCCTGCACATCGTGCTGCGCAACGTAGGACTCCCCGTTCTCGTCCAGCGTGTTGGAGTGAAGCTCACGAAGCACCTGCCAGAGCTCCCAGTTGCGACCGAGCTGAGTGGTGAAAGGAAGCTGCTGATACTGCCACCGAGACAGGATGCCACCACGCTTCTTGAGCATGATCTGCTCGTAGTTCTTGTCACGGAACTTGCCGGCCTTCTTGTAGAAGACACACTCTGTCTGACCAACAAAGATCGAGATAGAGATACTCTCTCGCAGAAGAACCGCGACAGCATACTTCAGACCAGTCCCGAAGTAGCCGATAGGATTGTTGGTGTTGGGCTTCGACGACACTCCGAAGACGCTGAACGCCTCCATGTCGAGAAGTGTCGGTGTTCTGAATACAACTCTGTTGCTCATATGTCTTCTCCTGGCAGCTAGTCCATGCGCCCATGCGGATGGAAGTCGATCACAACGGGGAATCGGGGAATACCGTCCGGCGTTGGAGTGAAGTAGCGAACAGTGACCTGCCCACCAATGTACGTCTGTCTGTTCTCGAGGAGCTTCCTCGTGAACTCCTGATTACCACGAATGCCTGCCTTCGGCCTCTCTCCGTTGGCCAGTCGTCTGTCTCCGGGCAGCATGAACTCCACCTTCTTGGCGTAGCCAGCCCAGTTCCCAATTCCCTCCATGATGTCCGTAAGAGTGAACTCCTCGGTGATGAACTCCTTGCGCTTCAGCAGGTGCTTGCTGCGCTTGTGCTCGTAGGGTGCGTCGAGCTTGACAATCTGTCCCTCGTATCCGTCCTCGAGATACTGTCCGTACAGATCTGTCAGACGGTCGCCCGAGTCAGCTCGATGAGTCTGAACCATAACTACAGGAGACTGGGGCTTGCTGAAGTAGAGAGTGTTGAGGGCACGAAGAAGTTCTCGTCTGTAGGAGAATATGTGGTCTCCTCCAGTGATCACGTCATACACGTGAAACTGGATAACCTCTCGTGAGGCTGCTCTCTCCTCGTCTCCGACGTTGCGCTTACGAACAATTGAGGAGATAGTGTTGAAGTCGTCTCGCAGAGAGTGATTGTAGAGCTCACCGTCGAGGGTGATACCAGGCAGCGCCGTGAAGATCGGAGCCAGAGCCTCCTTAACATGATCTATGTTATAGTGAGGCTGGAACTCTCGAGAGAACGCGCCGTGGCGAGATATCAGAGCACGGATACCATCGAGCTTCGGCTGCGAGAATATCGGAAAGAGAACCTCTCGCTGATTAGCGAAGTTCTGCGCCAGCATAGGCGACTTCGGCAGATTGTAGATCTCGTCGACTGTCTCACGATAGTCTCGGTCCAGCTTCTTCCTGCGCTCGGCATGAGCTTCGAAGAACGCCTGCTGATCGTGACTCCTGCCCTGCTTACCCTCGCAGACAGTCCATCCAGAGACGACCTGCTTACCGTCTAGCAGACCGGCGATAGTTCGCCACTGACGACCGTCCACCTCTGCTGACCATACTCGAATCTTCTTCCTGGTGTCGAGGGTATAGATCTCTCTAATCTTGAGCATGTGACCTCCGTGCAAGATATCTGGTGACTCGAGACAGACCGATGACACCAAGGACAATGATGGTCGCGAGAAACAGCATCGCAGCAACCACTACGACGAAGACTCGAACCAGAATGGCGAGGGACATGAGTCCCAGGACTGCGAGGATAGCAACAATGACTATCATGTAGCTGCTCATGACCAGATCCTCACGGTATGTCGACTACAATGTAGCCCTTCTTGACATCATGAACGATGTCGCCTGCCAGGCCTCCGAGAGCAAGATACTCGCTCACGCTCATGCCGACCTTGTACAGCTTGAACCGATCGTAGGACTTGGTGTTGGGAATCTTGGGATTGCGCTCGACTAGCTGAACTATCACACGCGGATCGTGCTTGCGCTGGTACTGCACTCTGGCGGCGATGCGCTTCGGAAGTCCCCCGGTCCCTGCCGGCTGACCTCGACGATGCCCTATTGGGAGAGGAAGCGGTCGTCCCTCAATATCCGTGAGGGGTATGCCAGTCTCTCCTCGGGCACACAGATAGATGGGCTTCTCGAGAAGACAGCACAGAATGTCGCACCAGAAGGTCTCGGTCCGGGTTGCCATGGTCATGACGACCTCTGCGTGGGACAGATGCTGGCACTTCTGAGCCAGAGTCTCTCCAGTGGCTATCCGGGGGTCTGGCGGTTCCGGAACCAGTCGAGAGTTGTACAGATGGTCCCAGAGCGCCAGCGTCTGTACTCTTGAAAGTCTCTTGTATAGATCTGTATGTTGTTGAATCATTGAGGAAGCCCCGATATCCGAGACTGAATTCGCTGCCGACTCAGTTCTACGGTTTGAGTTGAAGGATAGTGGTTGCTACGCAGACTGAGTAGGGGAGAGAGTGTCTCTCCTCTCTTATTAGTTCACTTCTTGCTCTTAAGGCAGGAGCAGGGCTGAGACGTCCAGCCCTCCAGAGCTCTTACACACCAGAACGCTCGAGGTCCGTAAGACTCAGGAGGATCCAGCAACTTACCACGGGGCACGAATTTCGTCTTTGCGCTGTGGCAAGTCTTGTTGAGACGCTTGTCTGTCACTCACTCTTCTCCTCAGTGGTGGATTCCGAAGCGGTAGTCTCGGGAAGCGGACCGAGGCAGATGTAGCCGTGATCACGATCCCAGTGCAGAGTGGACAGGGCCAGCTTGCGACTGTAGCCCGCATCCACCATGGCCTTGACGAAACTCTCGCCAGTCGCAACCGACTCAGCCTCGACGTCTCCGACCACCTTCTCGTAGATCACGAACGTGTCGAACGCTCGCGAGCCAGGGCGCTTCGGATTGTTCGAGACCAGGAGGTGCAGCTGCGCCGAGAGATCCAGCGTAGTGGCACCGACACGAGGAGCACCCTCCTCGGCAGGAGTCTTGGCAGCCGAGGGCTTCTCGGTCCCCCACACGAGAGACTCGTCCTCACCCTCGCGCAGAACGGCATGACCGTGCATCTGCAAGAGCTCATCTCGAGCCTTCTCCAGTCTCGCAACACCAGTCTTGGCGTCACGGAACTTCTTCACGAAGTCCTCCTCAGATCGACCGAGAAGGGGCTGTGCAGCATTATACGCAGCCGTCAGCTGGGCCATGGTCAGGCTCGTGAAGTCATCAACAGTATTCGGCATCTTACTCTCCTCTGTTAGCCGCCACTGGGTTGAGACGGGTTTTCGCTGGCGGCGATATCAGGGTTGCGCGATACTCAGACTAGCGCAACCCTAATAGACGTATGATACTCCAACTGGACAGGGTGTAAAGCCCCTACGGCGTGCAACACCCTATCTATTTTTGCATCAGGACTCGATCTGCTGAGCCGCCCACTCCTCGAGAGTGACGACTTTGATGAAGCCCTTGCCGAGATCGTACTGGACGTCGGCCTTGGTGCCGCCAGCCTTGATGAACTCAGCGATAGACTGGCCGACAGTGTAGAGCGCATAGCGCTGAAAAGCGGCGGACGAGGGCTTCTTGGGATTCGGGGCTACGAAGGAGATGATGCGAGGATCGTCAGGAGACGGAGCCGGACCCTTGGTCCCAGGCTCGTAGGTCACCTTCTCCTTCTTCGGACCGTGGGAACGAGAGCCGTTCGGACGAATGTGAGGACCAGCCTGCTTGTCAGGTCGACCAGTCGGCTCGGGATAGTTGCGAGTCAGAGGTTGAGACATGAGAATCTCTAGAATCTTGGGATCCAGAGTATCCCCGCATGCCACGACCACGTCGACGTGAGCGACATCCTGGAGATGCTCGGCGAGCTTCTCAGCATCGGGCTCCTCACTGTCGAGGATGTCCGGAACCAGTCCGGCCTCATGACACGCATTCCAGAGAGTAGCCACCTGCTCCTCGTCCATCTGCGAGAGATACTTGGTGTAGAGAAGTTCATTCTCGGTGTTGGCGGCGGTATTGTTGTCAGACATAGTTGCTCATTCCTCTTTGGTGCCCTGACTCATCAGTGCCGGGTGGGCGTATCCGGCAGACAGGCCGAGTGGCCTGTTTCGTCTCACTCCCACTCCCACTCGTAGTCTCACTCCCACTCCCACTTGTAGTCTCGCTCCTGAAGCGTGACCTTGCGGATCCGAACGTAGTCCGGAATTAGAAGACCGAGTTCCCGAGCCTCGACTCGAAGATCTCTGAGCCTGTTATCGATCTGCTCAGGATCGTCTGTCAGAGCTTCCTCGAGAAGGTGGGTGACCTTGATACTTCCACCTCCTGAGGCAGAGCACGTGGCCGAGGTGTTCCTGTAGGACAGATAGACGGTCCTGTCTGCACCCTCAGGAGACATGATGACCACATAGGCCACAGCGTCTGAGTCCATGCGAGGAGCCTCGTCGGCGACGGGTGCCGGGGAGGTGGCTGTCGTCCGCTCCTCGTCCATGTTCACGAGACGAAAGAGCTGCCCTCCGTACATGTCTCCGTCACGAATGACGTTGATGGTGTCTCCGTCGATGACGATGGTGTGACCGACTGTGTTGTACTGAACATCGTCCGCGATGAGAGGATCCTTGGACTCGCATCCCTGGAAGGCGTCCCAGTCAGTTTCCGTGAACTCACGGAAACTGGAGAGAGCGATCTTTCGCAGAAGTCCCAGAGCAGTCACGCTCGTCCTGATGTCAATTGGCGATCCCATGAATCTCCTCCTTCTTGATGTAGTATCTCGGGAACTGGACTGACTCGAGACGAGAGATGGTAGTCTCGAGAGTTGTGGTGAACGTCTCCTCCTCGGGAGGAAGCAGCCTTCCCATGTCACATCGTCGGTGCACGTGGTCCAGAACTGCTCGAAGCGCGTAGCTCACGTTGTCTCGACGGTCGCGGCGCGCCGCGCCGCGCTTACGCCCGGAGGCGTAATGCTGGAACTTTAGCACATCGTCGGCATCGACCGAGAGAGGCTCTGGGATCCTGAGACTGTCCAGCTCGTCAGCTACATTTCTGAGCAACTGCACGCGAGCCATACCATTCAGGCGAGTATCTCCCCGGTCCGTCACCCCTCGTATGTCGGACACGAGAGACTGGAGTTCCGACCGGGCAATTGCAAGAGCCTCTCGGACTGACGTCCTGTAGGTCTTGACAGGCATCACATGTCTCCTTCCTTGGCGGAGTAGAGCAGGAGGACAAAGTCCGCTGCAGGGTCCTGCCCGTTCATGATCTCCATGGAGTCAGAGAAGGCAGGAAGCATACAGGGCGACCGACCATCGCACCACTTCTTGACCTCGTCAGCGATGCTGAACTTCATAGACTTGATCTGGAGGTATCGCTCGATGTTGTCGAGCATGGGGCGAGTCATCGGACCGCCAGAGAGGCTCGGACCTCTCGACTCGATCCCACCCTCACGAAGAGCCGTCGTGACTCCAAGGAAGAGGTTGGGATGGGAACTCTGATCGTACATAATGTTCATGGCATCTCCTCGCCGTTCTACCTATACCCTAATACTACGCTATCTGCAGGGCGTAGTAAAGGGCTAAATTTGCATCATGTCCAGATGATTGACCAGCGGAAGGAACGGACGAGGCATCTCGAGAAATGCACGAAGCTCCGGAAGAGCTCCGTCAGGACTCCTCATGACCAGCTCGGTGACCTCAGAGGAGGAGACGAACTCCTCATTCTTCGGAGCTCCAGGCCCAATCTGATGAACACGAGTCCAGCCGCCAGGCTGATCAGGAGTTCTGCGGATCTCGATCCGTCCCATGTACATGGTCTTCTGATAGACCACAGCGTCCTTCTTCTTAGACATCTTTGACTCCTCTCTGGATGCTGAGAACGACGCGGGTTTTGTAGTCAGAAGCTGAGTTCTCCTGGAAGATCTTCGTTCCCTCAACACAAAGGTTCAGGAAGACCTGAGGATCAAGAGCCACAACCTTGTGCTTATGATGATTGACTGCCAGCCACAGCTGGTAACCATCGAAAGACAGGTAGACTCCATCTCCAATATGAGTGGATTTCACCATTTCTGGTCTCCTGTCTTCGAGCCGACGGCCCAGCGATTGTCGGTCCACACTGCGAAGAAGTAAGCCTTGAGCTCCTCCGACACAGTGAAGTACGAGCGAACGTGGTCGGGGAGTTCGTGCTCCTGGACCTGAGTTGTGTGCTTCCGCTTCTCGTCGTAGATGAGGAAGGGAGCGTTGACCGGAAAGAGCGGTCGCTGAATCTTGACGATCTGATCAGTCATCACACGCTCCAGAAGTCACGACAGGCACTGCGGAACTCCAGAGAGTTTCTCTCCCAGATCTGTCGGCGCATCTCATCGAGAGACTCCTGTCTAGCAGTGAGGACATCATCAGTGAGAACATCACACTGCTCGTCTGCACTCAGAGCATCTGAGCACGTCTGGTAGATCTCAGCACAGACGTCCAGAGAGACAGAGTCCTCAGAGGTCAGGAACTCTCGGATCTTCTCGTCCTCCACGTGGTCCCATGGACCCATAGTCCACTCAACCGACGGCCAGTAGACGATGACTCCGAGCCCCATGCTGTCTGCGTGCGAGTCCCGTATCATATCTGACAGCTGGTCAACATCGAGATTCGAGCACCTGACCATCCGAGAGATGATCTCGTTCTGCCCGGGACCGTCAACGCCCACACAGGAGCGTCCGTACATTCCTCGTCCGGAGTAGGACCGAGGTCTGAGTCCAACGCCTTCAGAGCGCGGACCAGAGTATCACAATCAATATTCATTCTTGCTTCTCCGCTTTGGGTGTCTCCCGAGGATCAGTCCTCGGGAGTGTCTCTCGGTGAGGAGGATCAGTCCTCGTCGTCCTCATCTTCGTGATCGTTGACCTCCTCGACCTCGTAGGCGGAGTCCTCCTCGTACCACTCAGCACCCTCGAAGATCTTGTGATGAGGATTGTCCTCGTCGGCTCCAGCCTCGACCATCTCCGTGGCCTTGTCCTCGTCCTCAGCCTCCACAGTGATCGTAGCGACATGGAGGACAGTGCGAGCAACCTTCACGTCAAACTTGGGCATCTTGCATCTCCTCGGTCCTGACTCGTCAGCGCCGGACGGACCAATCTCCTGGCGGACACGCTCACTGAGCGTGTTTCGTCTTCGCATGCTGATCGCCTACGGGAACCAGATCTCGGCAGTCGCTCAGGGGAGCGCGGCTCGGCAGGATCTTCGCGACAGCCCACCTCACTGTACCGATGACGACGGACAGCAGGACGAGCAACTCAACAACCTCAATGATAAGAGCAAGCATTCGGACCATGATAATCTCCTCTGGCGGCTTTATAAGTATAATACTACGCTATCTGCGCGGCGTAGTAAAGCTTCATTTTTGCATCAGCCTCGCTTCCATGACCACGGACGAGGCGGACGCGACCACACATGAGTCTCGACTGCGCCCTGACGGAACTCAGCGTTCATGCGAGCAATGGCTGCATCGAGAGTCTCCTCCTCGGTCACAGTGACCCGTCCGTCCGACCAGTCAGTGACAACTGCGTGCTCAGCGATGTCGGGGAGGCGAGCGAGGCCGAGTCTCAGGCGGAACCATCTCAGCATGGTGATCTCCTATCGGTAGAGTGAGTGATGACACACGTCGTATGAGTGAGTCTCGAGACACCGAGCCATCGCATCACGGTCGGACAGACCGGACAGACAGACCCAGACGATGAGGAGCAGCGCTCCTCCGAGCAGTATGCGATCGGTCATCTCTTCTCCTCCGCTGAGAACCACAGGCAGTCCTCAGACTCACTGAACCACTGAACCACCTTCGGACGATACTTCTCATCGATCTTCAGATGAATCTCATTCGGGTTGTCCTGACGGACGTTCTCCGCACGGATCTTTCGTTTAATGAGCTGAGCGTTCACCGCATGGGACGGTGCCTTCGCGATCACAAGCATGGTGTGGTTCCTCGTTAGCCTCAGCTCACCGTCGGGTGATCTGGTGCTGGTTGCTGCGCGTGGTGCGCCTTGGTCAGAGCATAATCGCTCACGGATAGGGCGGCGCTCGTCCGAGCAGTATGCGATCGGTCATTTCTCCACCTCCGCAGTACGACGCCAGACTCGAACACCAGGGGTCGGAGGGTGCTCCTTCCCGTCGTCAGTCCACGACTCGGTGGTCTGCTTCGTGATGAGGAAGTACAGGATCCTTCCGCTCTGCCGGAACTGTACTGCCCGGACGCTGATGCGTCGCTGGAGGACGGCAGGAGAACAGTTGTACGCTGACGCTGGTACGAAGAAGGAGTCGCCCTCTTCCAGTGCACAGATGACCTCCGACAGATCGGAGGTGCCCCGAGAGCCGGAGCTTCGACCAGTGGGTACAGGGATATTCTTCTGAATCGTGATGCTCATGACAGACCTCCTGAGAAGATGAACGTGGTGAGGGCACCCCCCTCCTGGAACCAACAGTCCGTGAAAGACACGATAGTGATGTCTTGGTACGAATACTTCACCATCTCCACAATGCAGCCAGTCTCCTTGTTCTCCCAGATCACCGTTTTGCTCGACTTCGGGGCCTCCGCGAAGATCGTCCGAACCATCGCTCCGACCAGCCACCCCATCTCACGAAAGTCATCCTCCTCGCTCTCCGAGAAGAAGATAGCCGCTCTTCCAGGGAGTCTGCGTACAGTATCCTCCCACTGGTCCAGATCGAACTCCTTGCGGAACTCGGCCACGGACTGAGGAAGTCCGTCCGGAGATGCCATCTTGATCACCTCGTCTAGGGCATGGCTGAATGAGGGAAGAAGAACAGTTGCTTTGGTCATCACAGATTCTCCGAGCTCTTCTTGAGAATAACGTAGTTCATCAGTACCTCCCATAGTGCTAGTTAGCTATACGCTAATAAACTTATTATACGTATAGCCTAAACGCAAGTAAAGCGGTATTTTACGATGAGCGACCGGCGGAGCTCGCACGGAGCGACGAAAACCCCACCCGGACGAATCGGGCGGAGCGACGGACAAAGAGGACACGGAGCGACGGACAAAGAGGACACGGAGCGACGGACAAAGAGGACACGGAGCGACGGACAAAGTACCGACGCGCGAAAGCCGCCCTAGGGCAGACCCTAGGGCGGCCAGCGGAGAGGATAGCGGACTAGGCCAAGTAGCCGGCGGACCGAAGCCACGTAGCCGTAGCCGCAAGGCGACGCGCCCGAGCGGCGGCGCGGCGCGCAGGGACGGACGGACAAACGCGGACGGGCACACCGGCGCAAGCGAATACAAGGTAGCGGCGGAGAGCGGACTTAGACATAGATAACCCCTAAGAAAGAATAGGATATAAGCGGTAAAGCTAGGCGGGGTAGCCCGCCTAGCGCGTAGCGCGTAGCGCGTAGCGCTACCCTACCAAAAGGTAGCCCTTACGTATATCGTATAAAAAATCGGCCCGGTTAGCGCCGTTTTTTACCGCTAGCGCTTGGGCTAGCGTAAACGGGGCGGCGGGGTAAAGCGCGTAGCGCGCGTAGGCGGCGCTACCGGGTTTTTTGGGGTTAGGCGTAACCGCCGTTACGGTTACGGTTAGCGGCGCGCCGCCTACGTAGGCGGTAGGGTTACGCGGCGCTACCGCGTTAGCTACCGGCGGTAGCGTAGCGGCGGTAGGCGTAGCGGCGGTAGGCGTAGCGGCGGTAGCGTTAGGCATTTGTAACCCCTAGTTAGCCCCTAGCGGGGCGGGTAGCCCCTAGCGGGGCGGGTAGGGCTAGCTACCTAGCTAACCCTTAAACTAACCTTATACCCTAGCCCCTAGCCCGTAAAGTTATTTAATACTTATGGTATACTACGGCTAAACTATAGCTATACTTTACTAGGTTTTTTTACCTAGTAACTATACTTATATTAGGTATAATACCCTAAATGGTTACTACGCTATACTACTATTAGCCTTTAGTATAATATACTAAAGTATTAGCCGCCCGTATAGGGCTAGGTATACGGTGGTGGTCGGTCGGACCGTGGCTAATTCACGTGTTTCCAGGTCACTCTTCTGACAATATCTGACACAGCTGCTGGGTGGGATCCTGGCAATCTCTCTGTCCAGCTTCTCGCATACAAGCATTGTTCTCTCCTGCTCTCTGTCCCGACTATACAGTACCACCGTCTCGTAGTATAGGCGCTACGCGGGCGGCGGTAGTAGGGCGGCTGCGAGGTAGCTGGGGACCGCTGGGAGGGTCGCTGGAGCCTGTGGTAGCGGGCGGCGGTAGTAGGGCGCGGGGCGGCGGCTAAGGCGGTCCTGTGAGGATGGGAGGGGCGCGGCTATAGGGCATCTGACATTGACGACTGAGTGGTTATTCTGTCATCAGGATGAGGTTAGGGTATGGAGGGCTGGGGACAGAGAGCGGCGCAGCCCGAACCTCGTACACATGACGTGAGTCCTCATGCAGAGATCAGTATTACGTCACCAATAGTTTAAGCGCGCACCCTATTAGCACCCTTAATAGGTGCATATGTACAGCTAACCCCTTGTAATATAAGGACTTTTCAGCCCTCGCGTACGCACGCCTATATACGTGTCGCAGGTAAAAAATTTTCGTGCCGCCAGAAAATAGACGACTAATATTCGTAATAAGCCAATAACACTCTTATATTTCAATAACTTAGATCCTATTAGTCCGCCTATTACGCCTTTCCAGAGGTTCCGATCTAATAGCTTTTTACGTGGATCTGAATAATCGGGGAGGGCGTAGCTGTTCAAGATTACGAGATACTTGCTCACATGACGTATATATGCGCGCGTGGGGGATTGTGCCAGAACTCCTCCCCGGCTATACTTGTCTGAAAGTAGGAGGATCTCATGACAAAGAGAGCGACGTTCGTCCTTCCTTCGGGGAAGGTGCTTCAGCTCACTGAGCGTAAGGCTCAGCGAAAGACAGCTATCAACAAGACGAAGACAAAGATCCAGGAGCTTCTTCAGTCAGCAGACAGCACACGAACAACAAGGAAGATGACTCCAGAAGAGGTCAGAGAGCAGCTGAGATGGAATAAGGATGTACACAATGCACGCAACAGCTGAGCTCGTACGATCAGTACTTCGATGGTCTCTCACTGTGGTTGCACACGAGGAGGCTGCGCACGGGCGCTTTCCCGGTCCCCGCATCTCTCAGTTCTGCCTCGGTAATCTGATGTCCAGGACTGACCCTGCGACTGCTGCTGCCATCGCCAAGGAGATCGCCGAGATCGAGAAGGCGGAGGAGACAGACATCTACATGGACTCGCTCATCTCCTGTATCAGAGCAAGCTGGGGACAGAGAGCTCCTGGCAAGCCGCGCAGAACAGGAGCCGAGGACACTGTCATGGTGGCGAGCCGAATGGTCTCTGCTCTCAGACAGTTCAGCAACAGCCAGGACAGAGAACTCATGGAGGTGTGCTGCTCTGTGAAGACCTGGAAGCAGGTGGAGAAACTGATGCCAGGTAGAGTCTGGTCGTCTATTCGGGACGACTTCGAGAAGCTCTCTCGACGCTTCTACCTGAAGGAGAGCCACACAGTCTGCGCGACCGCAGAGTTCATTACTCAGCTCTCCAAGAAGTGACAGAAAATAATTTCGGCGACGAGAACTTTTTAGCTTGTGTTTTTCTGCCAACTAGGCTAAACTCGGTATAATGAGGAGATTCCGCCAGTGAGCGATTCAGGTACATTTATCGAGAGCGCGAAGGGAGGACCAGGTGGCTGGGGTCCCGAGCGGCTCTCCAAGATTCCTGAGTACAAGCTCCAGATCGTGGAGCTTATCGCCTCTGGTCTGTTCGTCTCCGAGATCTGCCAGCAGATCGGTATCACCCCACCCACGGTCCGCAAGTGGCGAGCCGAGGACAAAGAGTTCGACGAAGCCTACACTGACGCAGAGGCTCAGGTCACTGACACTCTGGAGAAGGAGGCGATCCGTCGAGCTCGGAACGGTGTCCTCGAGCCTGTGGTCTCTGGTGGCAAGGTCGTCATGGACCCAGCCAATCCAGGAGAGGTACTCCAGGTTCGTCGCTACAGCGACGGACTTATGCAGTTCCTTCTCAAGGGTCGTCGTCGCGACGTCTACGGAGACAAGCGCGAGGTCGAGGCGAAGGTCGGTATCGATGTCGTCGGAGCCAAGTCCTCTCTGGAGGCCAAGTTCGCGGCTGCCGCAGCCGCTATAAGCGAAGGATCCGGAGAATGACCACTGCTGTCACTGTTGACGCTCATGCAGGCTGGCCTGTGCGAGTCACCCTCATCGATCAGTCGCCGGACGGAATGACTCAGTCTGAGTCTGTGCAGATCGTCGCCGCGAACACGAAGCAGGCCTTCTATGTCTGGAATGGTCGGGACATCAAGGTCCACGAGCTTCAGCCCGGAGAAGTCTCCGAAGAGTAATCACTGAGGACAGTCATGCTCACAGCAGCCACGCTTCGCAAACTCCCGGCTGCTGCGCGTAGCGACTTCTTCTCGTCTCTATCGGACGAGGAGGCTGCTGTCCTCATGTTCGACTGGAACTTCTGGGCTCGACACGACCAGAAGATGCCCGATGCTCTCCTGGACACGTCCAGTCCTATCGTTACATGGCTCGCTCTGGCTGGTCGCGGCTGGGGCAAGACACGTGTTGGCTCTCAGGCTCTCATTGACGAGGTCTACCATGCCAGAGCTGGACGCATTGCTCTTATTGCAGAGACTGCAGCTGACGCTCGCGACGTCATTGTGGAGGGCGACTCTGGCATTCTGGCTTGCTCACCTCCCTGGTTCCGACCAGCGTACGAGCCGTCCAAGCGACGACTCACCTGGCCGAACGGAGCTTTGGCCTTCACGTTCAACGCTGTAGAGCCAGACCAGCTTCGCGGTCCGCAGTTCGACTTTGCCTGGGGAGACGAGCTTGCTAAGTGGCGCTATGCTCAGGAGACTTTTGATAATCTCCAGTTTGGTCTTCGTCTTGGGCGTCGTCCTCGACAGATCTTCACGACCACTCCTCGACCGATCAAGATCGTCAGAGAGATGGTCAACGACCCCACAGTATTTGTCACGCGTGGGCGCACACTCGACAATGCGGACAACCTGGCAGCGAGCTTCCTTGCTCAGGTGAAGCGCAAGTACGAGGGGACACGTCTCGGCCGACAAGAGCTCGAGGCAGAGATCCTTCTCGACACTCCAGGTGCTCTGTGGACGAGGTCTATGCTAGAGGCTGCGTACCTGAAGCCTCTGGAGACTGAGGTGTTTCCAGCACACATGTTTTCTCGAATAGTGGTTGCCATCGATCCGGCAGTCTCCAACGAGGAGGGGTCGGACGAGACGGGCATTGTTGTTGCAGGTATTCGTGCTAGCGACGATCATGTAGTCGTGATCGACGACCAGAGCGGAAGATACTCCCCAACAGAGTGGGCTCAGAAGGCTGTCTTCCTGTTCAGGAAGTTCTCTGCAGACCGAATCGTGGCAGAGGTGAATCAGGGCGGTGACATGGTTGAGACGACCATTCGCATGATCGACCCGAACGCTCCATACAAGAGCGTCCATGCCAGTAAGGGCAAGGTCACTAGAGCAGAGCCTGTCTCTGCTCTGTACGAGAAGGGATGGGTCCATCACATGGGGTCATTTCCTATTCTAGAGGACCAGATGTCCCAGTTTGCCAGAGACTTCGACAAGAAGATCATGGGGTTCTCGCCTGACAGGGTTGATGCTCTGGTCTGGGCGATCACTGAGCTGAAGATCGACATAGGCGACGGAACTGCCATCATCGACTTCTATCGGAAGCAGACTGAGGGAAAAGAGATATGACTCTTCCTGTCTTTCCGACTCTGACGGGAGTAGACTGGGACATTGAGCGGAAGATACTGTGGGCGACTAACAGGTACGTGTCCGTGTCTGGCCTCAGAACAAGCAGCCCGCTCAGGACTCTTCCAACAAGATCTTGGAAGATCCGGATCTCTCTCCTCAGGTCTGGAGTCTTTCAAGGACAGACACTGACTGAGATGGAAAGTCTTGCTGGGCTGTACAACACATGCTGTGGTGCAGCATATCCCTTCTCGTACAGAGACGATACTGACAGCACTGCTGTGGCACAGGTGTTCGGGACAGGTACTGGGTCTGCTAAGACGTTCCAGCTCTGTCGATCTGTCGGGGGATTTGTCGAGCCAGTGTACCTTCCTGGATCCCCGATCTCTGTCTATAAGAACGGAGTGGTACAGTCCCCATCCTCGTACTCTGTCGGACCCACGGGCCTGGTGACGTTCAATACTGCTCCTGCATCAGGGGTCGTCCTGACCTGGTCTGGATCGTACAGCTGGCTGTGTCGGTTCGATGAGGACAGTCTTGAGACTGTCCAGACGATGCCAGGTAGGTTCTCCGTCTCTTCTCTCTCGTTCACATCGGAGCTGTTATGAAGTCGTGCACTCCTGCTCTGGCCGCACTGTTGGACAGCGGGATGTACCTGGACGGAACGTCACTTCCTGATACGTTCGTCCCGTTTGATCTCTACACAATAACACTGACTTCAGGAGTGGTGCAGACACTTACCACGGCCAACGTACCCATCTACGCCCCAAGCACTGACATCTTTTCGGCGCCAAGTGTGTTTACCCCTGAGGCTGACGTGTGGTTCTCCGGAATGACGTGGCTTCCGAGCGTGATCGATGCCGGAGGAACCAGGTCTACTGGTCGGTGGAGAGTAGGTCTGGACACAGACACATGGACGATACATCTGTCGCCGAGGAAGACGCATCCTGTCACTGGCGCTGCGGATCCGGATACTGTGGCGGGCATTCCCTGGGCCACAGCTGCCAGAACAGGCATGCTCGACCACGCAGACGTCATCGTGTCGCGAGCATACTTCAGCTCGCTTCCGACGTATCCTGTACCGGATCCTGGTGCTGTTCCTGTTGGTACTCTGACGCTATTCCGTGGTACTATCGGAGACATGGAGATCACTGACTCCAGCATCACCATTGTCGTCTCAGACTACAAGTCTGTCTTCGACCAGCTGGTTCCTCGAAATGTGTATCAGTCGGGGTGTCCCCACCAGCTGTACGACAGTCACTGTGGTCTCTCGTCGTCAGCATTTGCAGTCTCTGGAACGGTGGCGGCGGGCTCCACGCGGTCCAAGATCCGAGGAACTGTGTCGTCTCCGAGCGGGTCTGGATCATGGGTCCTCGGAAGGATGAAGATTACGTCAGGGCCGAACGCAGGTATCAGCAGACTGATAACTGCCTGGAGTGCAACACCTGGGTTTACACTGATGACACCGTTCCCGTACTCGGTGACACCGGGAGAGACGTTCATGGTCTATCCAGGGTGTAACAAGACCCTGGCAGCGTGCACTCTGTTCAATAACACCGTGAACTTTGGGGGTAATCCGTTCATTCCAATCCCGGAGGTGTCACTGTGACAACCGTCTCTCGCCAGACAATTCTCGACGAGGCACAGTCATGGCTAGGGACACCGTTCCATGACTGTGCCTCGGAGAAGGGCGTGGGTGTTGACTGCGCAATGCTGCTGAAGAAGGTCTTTGAGAACTCCGGGGCTGTAGAGTTGTTCGATGCCGGAATCTACTCTCCACAGTGGTTCCTGCATCGGGATCAAGAACTCTTCATGGACACTGTTCGTAGATACGCACGGGAAGTCTCAGAGGACGAGGTTCTGCCTGGCGACATTGTTCTGTACAAGATTGGAAGATGCTACGCTCACGGTGCAATCGTTGAGTCCTGGCCGCATAGCATAATCCACGCACACAAGGCATCTGGTAGAGTTATCAGGACTACTGCTGATGACTCTGATATGCGCGGGCGACTTCGGAAATTCTTCACACTGTGGTGACTTCATGGGCGGATTCTTTAGCACTGGAAAGAGGGTCAATAATCAGACCCCAGTTGCAACGAGCCTGCGCGCACAGACCTCTGTCCAAGGACGGGCGAAGACGATCGGGTGGGGGCAAAACCGAATTGCCGGTAACGTTGTGTGGACGGGCGACTTCCGAGCCATCAAGCAGTCGTCTGGTGGTAAGGGAGGCGGAATCGGCGGTAAGGGTCAGCCTGGATCGTACACGTACCGGTCTTCGTGCATCATCTCGCTTGGTAATGGTCCTATCGACAGTGTTCGTACGCTCTTCAATGGAACAGCTGTAGACTTCTTCTATCCCCCGGATGCCTCGGTTCTGGAGGACCTCAAGAAGCTAAATATCAAGCCGAAGTACAATGATCCTGCGTATCCTGCGACGTTTCTTCTGGGAACGCAGGTACAGACTTCGTGGCCATATCTCTCGACAACGCATGCAACAGAGGCTCTTGCCTATCGTGGAGAGGTACTTGCCTGCTTCGCGAACTTGAACCTTAACAGCTCTCCGTCCATTCCGAACCTCACGTTCGAGGTGCGATGGGGACTGAACTCATCTGCAGGGAGCCCTGCTGCTGACGTCAACCCTGCCGATGTCATTGTGGATCTGATTGGGAACGATGTCTATGGTCTGAATGGGTTTCCTAGCGCTCTTCTCGACTCTCTTGGTTCCTTTCGACTGTACTGTCGTGCACTGGGGTTGTTCGTTAGCCCCGTTCTCAACAGCCAGGTGGCTGCGTCCAGCTTCTTAATGGATCTGACAAAGAGCTTGTGCGCTGAGTTCCGCTGGAGTTCGGGGAAGCTCGCGATAGTCCCGTATGTAGACTACACTGTTACCGGTAACGGAGTGACCTTTACTCCGGACACGACAGCTCAGTATGTAATCTCTGAGGATGCTCTCATTCCGATCGATGGGGACGGTGGTGCATCTGTAAAGCTGATTGTTAAGAGGGCTGCGCCCTCGAAGAAGGTGAACAAGGTTCAACTGGAGTATCTCGATCGCTCAAATCTCTATAATCCTGCGACCATCTACGCTGTGGATGAGGCTGGGGTGATCGATGCGGGGAGTGTTCGTCTTAGCGATCTTCGCAGTAATCATCACTTTTGCATGGAGTCTGCTGCGTCTGCTGCGTGTGGTCTTCAGCTGGAGAGAGAGCAACATACCACCCGGTTCACGTTCTGCCTACCAGGTAAGTTCGTGCGTCTCGACCCTATGGATATCGTCACGCTCAGCCTCCAAGACACTAGTCTTGGGCTCGTGAACGTCTCTGTTCGGATTCTTGAGATTACGGAGACGGACCAGCGTACTTTGATGTGTGTAGCGGAGGAATTCCTCGGTGTAGCTACTCCATCCAGTCGGGTTCATCAGCGTAGCAGTGGTGACGCCTCTAACTCAAACGTGGATCCAGGAGAGATCAATCCTCCGTTCGTGTTCGAGCCTCCGTGGAAACTTGCTGGTAGCCTGGAGATCTGGGTTGCTGTCTCAGGCGCGGACATTGCGAACTGGGGTGGATGCCATGTGTGGGTGTCCTTTGACGGAGTTTCGTACTCACGTGCAGGCTCGATTGAAGAGCCAGCCCGGACGGGCGCACTCGTGCAGTCTCTCGCCACCATCGCAGTATCCGGGGACAACCCAACACTTGACAACACTCACACACTTCGAGTGTCAACAGCTGAGAGTGGTGGAGAGTTGTTCTCTGGATCGTCGCAGGATGCTGGCGTTGGTAACACTTTGCTTCTCGTTGGTAATGAATATCTCTCCTACACAACAGCCACGCTCGTGGCACCATCTGTGTACGATCTGACAGGTCTCGTGCGAGGTCTGCACGGCACTACAAGCACTGTCTCGGCCCATGCTGTGGGTACTCGCTTCGTTCGTGTTGATGACACTGTGTTAAAGATTCCGTACACAGCGGCCCAGATTGGGTCGTCAGTGTACGTCAAGATGACGTCATTCAACATCTTCGGTACGTCCGATGTATCTCTCGCTGATGTTGATCCGGTCACTATCACTCTGGCCGGGACGAGCAGAACTCCGGCTACCCTCAGCGCTCTTGGGATCGAGAGCGAGATTGATGCTGCGATCTCGGATGCGATTGTTGCTGAACTCGTGCCAATCTCGGCTGCGATTGAGGTGAACGCTGACGCTAACCGAGTGGCTCATGCAGCGGATGACGAGCTCCGTCGTATGATCGTTGTCGGCTCTGAGGACGTGCACCTAAACAGTGCAGCTGGCCACATGGTGGCTCAACAGCTCGCTGCCGACGCTCTTGGAGCTGCTGACAGAGCAGCTGCAGCCGTAGAACGGACGCAACAGATTGTCTCCGATGCGAGTGAGCAGGCTGCATCTGACCGCCTTGTAGTGGCTGCTAAGATTGACGACAGCTTTGCAGCTGTCGCTCAGGTGGAGATCGCATCCGTCAATCGCGACAGGTCTATTGCGGGAACCATCGATCAGACAGTTGCCACTATCAACGGAGAAACTGGCACTCTGGACGCGGCTGTGGCCAGCATGGAGGCTCGCCGTGCCGGAGAGGCTGCGTCGGCGCTGGCCGCGCAAGCTCTTGCGGGAGTGGACAAGTCAAGTGTTGCTCTTGCTGAATTGGATAGATCGCTCGCATCGGATCGGAGTGTCTGGATCGCTCGCATCGGGGAGGCTGAGTCTGCCATCGAGCGACAGACGCAAGTGATGACTGAAGCCGACCAAGCTCTGGCTCAGGACATCCTTACTCTATCAGGAACTGTGTCGACAGACCTCGCGACAGTTGACGGTCGTATCGACACTCTAGATCAGGTGCTTGCTACAGAGCAGGCTGTATCAGCAAGTCGCTCGGACACGCTGACATCAGGTATTGCTTCTGGTGAGCAGGATGCCGCCCTGATTGCGGCCCTTGCCCATTTTGCTGCAGGGGAGCAGATAGGTCAGCTATCCCAGACAGTGAATATCACTCTGTCCGGTATCAAGAGGTCTGAGTCGACTGTTAGTGACCTTACAAGGTCAGTTGCGGATATCTCTGACGTCATGACAGCCCGCTTTGGTATAATCAGCGCGGACTACACAAGTTTGGTGCAGGCACAGGCGTCAGCACTCGGGGCGCTGACGGCGTCGGTCGTCGGCATTTCGGCCACGTCGTCGGCCGGCACGGCGGGCGGGCGCATTCAATTCGTCACGTCGTCGTCGCCCGGCTCCGGCGTGCAAGCGGCTTATGAATTGCAGGTCAGCGGCACGGTCGGCGGTGCATTCAATGCGGCCGGACTGCGCGTGCAATACAACACGGACGGGTCGACGGCGATTGTGCTGTCAGCCGACAGGTTTTTTGTCGAGGCCGGCGCGTCGCGCCGGACGGTGTTCGTCGCCAATAGCGACGGGTTCACCCTCGCCGGCGTGACGCGGTTCGAGTCGACCGTGCGCTCGATCGCGACGAATGCAGACGGCTCGCCTAAGTGGCAGATCAAGCCGACGGGCGAGATCATCGCGACTGACGCCATGATCTCGGGCATCATCAAGGGCGCGACGCTGGACGTGGGCGAGGCGCTGCGCTTTGGCGACGGCGCCCGTCTGCGCAACGGGCAATTACCGTGGCCGTATGCGTTTTTCGACTACCTGCACGAATTTTATGTCGACCCGTCGCTTGCTGTGCAGCGCGTCGGCATTTCGCCCGAGCGCATCGGGCTCGCGTTGAATATCGCGCAACTCGGCATCGACTCCGCGTCCTCCGCGTCTCTCGACGCCGACCGGAAATTGATGGCGCCTGTCGGCGCGGGCAACGGGACGCTCGGCGCCTGGCTGATGCCGGACGGGACGTTCCGCAAGACGGGCTCGCTCACGACGTTGCCCACTTATGGCGACCAATCGCAGGGCGAC